TATGGAAAGAGAGCCAATTATGTGGGTTTCACACGCACGTTCATTAGCAAAGTCAGTAAGTTGGAGATTCTTTGGGAATCTCATTTCGTTTCTGATTATCTATGGGTTAACCCATAACGGTAAGTTGGCTTTGGCTGCTTCTGGTATTGAGCTAGTTGTTAAGATTGTTCTGTACTACTACCACGAGCGTGCATGGAACAAAATTAAATGGGGAAGACAGGACATTGACTAAGTTTCATTGGATGGATCGAGAATACAACGTCCGGGACGAATCTTTCGTTACTACTCTTGAAGACTCGGGGTATGACAGTATCTTTCTTACCTTTGATTATGGACACGGAGATAACTTTGGTAAGGCTTACCACTTACTAAAGACTCACAATCGCCTTGGAGTAACCGTGGCTTTACGCCCAGAGATGGTTAACGTGGGGTATGGGGCTATGATCTTAAAGCCATTTGTTGAAGAATTTAAAGATCGCTTTGCCCTTAACCTTATTACTGGGGAGTTAGATCAACCTGAAAAAGCAGTATTCAAGGTTCATCATGAATTAACTGTTCAGCGACAGTTGATGAAAGACTTCGCTAAGAACCTACGTGAGGTATATGGGGATGATCTTCCTAGACTGTGGGTTAAAGGAAGTTCTTTTCAAGGAGTAGACGCGGTTACAGATGGTCATGGCGACGGGCTGTTTAATCACCTAAACCAAGCCATTATTGTGCATAAAAACGTCCCAGCGCTGAAGGCAAAGAAAACTATGGTGCGCGCATTCCTGCTTATTACAGAAACCTCTGAGGAAGCTCAAAAGATTTGGGATGATTTCCCAATGGGTAATATGAAATTAAGCACCCTATGCGGAACCAAGGATGAGGTTATCGCTCAAATGGAATCCTATGAAGACTTCGTTACTGACTGGGCTATCTCGGCACCACTTGTTGGAGAGGCGAGCATAGAGGCTATCCACGACCTCGTAACAACTAGAACTAAACGGTAATGCCGCAGTTTCACTGGATAGCGGCGGGTAATGACTCAGACGCATACATGCAGGATCTTGTCTATAACCTAGATATTTACGGGTATACCTCCCTCCTTGTTCCCACGCACTACTCCTCTGGAGACCCATTTGTTCGAGCCATGCACTTAACCACTTACTCCCCCCGCCTAAAGTTCATGGTTGCCTTACGCCCTTTTTTTATGACTCCAGCCTATTGCGCGATGCTCTGTCGGTCGTTTACAAATATTGCTCCCGGTCGCCTTATTCTTAATATCGTTAACGGAACGTATGACGAAGATCAAGTGATCTTCGGCGTTAACGCCACCTTAGAGGAGCGACGTGCCATGGCAACAGAGTTTGCCGAAAAGTTAAAATGGCATCTCGGGGATAGCGTTCCTATTGCTTTTAGTGGGGCTTCGCCTACAACCATGGATAACGTGAATAACTACGGTGATCTGGGCATATCTATGCTCAGCGATCTAAATGAAGCAATCATGAAGAATAAGCAAAGGATTATGATCCGCGCTTTTATCATTGCCCGCGAAACCTACAAAGAAGCGGAATACACCTACGCAGCGTTAAAAAATGAACGCGCTAAAGCAAACTGTATTTACGGATCTTATGCGGACGTGGCTGAGTACCTTTTGCAATATGAAAACGTCTCGGACTGGTTGATTTCTGATACTTATTCTAAGGATGAGGATAACGTGCATCGGGTATTGGAAGAGGTTCGTCTATTGCAGGACTTCTCCTAAACTACCCCCCGTTCATCATGAAATTGAAGATTACCTCGTAGATACTTGTAGTGCGTCCCGATCAGACGCTTTACCTAACTCTAGAGAGGTCAATTAATGACAACACGTGATTCAGGCTACAAGCAGGCACCTGCTGGCAACGTAGCAGTAGATTTCGTCTGGGGCAATATGCCTTCACAGACAAACGATGACCGTTCCGGTTCATCTATTTCTTATAACGCTAATGGTGGCGGTTCTGGTGACCATGCTTGGTCAACAACCACAGACTACACAAGCATCCTTTCCACAGAAACTCAGCCAACCGTTAACGTAGGTACAAACACCTACACAGTCCCAGCGGACAACATTGTTAATGTTCTTAACTCATGGTCTGGTTTCCCAGCAAATACAGTTACAACTTCATATCAAGGCGCTGGTTCATACTGGACACAGAATGCTACACAGAACGCTTCAGGCGCAGGATTCGCTACAAGCGTCTCTACCGCAACCGTTCCAAGCATTGTTGGTCTTACACAGGTTGAAGCTGATCGTGTTCTTGGTGTTGCAGATCTTAACACTGGAACCGTCACCTTCACAGCAACTGGTGCTACACAGGTCAATAACGGAACTGTATACAGCCAGTCAGTCGCTGCAGGCGCTACAGGTATCACAAAGGGAACAGCAGTTAACTTTGTTGTCTACCGCACAGCATTTGGTGAGGCTGCAGGAACAGGCGTTCAGGAGTCCTAAGTCCTTAAATAAAGAAACCCCCCAAATTAATGGGGGGTTTTTTTATTGATCTTTAATACCAACTATGCTTTTTCCAAAATGCCGCCGCATTACAAGCGCCCGCTGGATCCTTAGAGTTTCCGTAGCGAACCTGTATGTAGCGCAGTCCGTATTGAATTTGCAGTTGGGCTACGGCTGTTTTTGCAACCTTATAGTTACCCCAAGTAGTTGGTAAGAACTGAGCGATCCCAAAGGCATGCGAGCTCATATTGAGCGCCTTTGGATTGAAGTGACTTTCTCCATTCCATAAATAGTTTAGGCATTTCCACTCTGCCATAGATTCACCATTTGCGTACGTTGTTAAGAACGCAATGGTCTGGGCGTCAAAGTATTTGACGTAAGGGCTTTTTAAAGCCGTTTGTGCTTCTGATTTAGTTGTGTGTACTGTCAAGTAAGCCAAGGACACTGTCACTGCCTTCTCTGGCTTGCTAGGCGCTGGGAGCGCTGACGCTGGCACAAAAAACTGGCTAACTGCTATTCCAAAACAGGCGATGGTGGCTGCCCATTTCTTTACATCGATCATTACATTTATTCTGATATTGAGCATTTTATTGCTCCTCTCAATTGGCGAAGGCGCTATTGCTAGCGCCTCTGTCGTACTCAACAGTAGCATAAACATTACGCGCTGTGTCAAACGGAGTAGCAATTTGTTTTGAATTTACGCATACAAGCGCAATTACATGCGTAAAATTAAGATATACGTCTCGAAATGTGATATTTAAATTGGACAACTTGACCAGAACCTTACTTTTATACTAGGAGTCTCATGTCACTTTCTGTCTGGTTACAAAGCATTTCAGCAGCGCTTGCTATTTTAGGCGCGGCGGGTTTTGGTCTTCGTTGGCTTATACGCCACTACCTTTCTGAACTTCGCCCTAATCACGGAAGTTCTCTTAACGATAAGATTAATCTAGAGGCTCTCCCCCTCCTAAAGGAAATCCGAGATGAGATCCTACAGGTACGCCTAGATCAAGCAGAGATGCGCGGGCGGTTTGAGGAGCACTTGCGCTCTACCAGCCTGTAGTACACTTGTGGCTGGGTCAAAGGACCCGTCAACTATCACAAGGAGAACTATATGAACGCGAAGACTAAGGTACTTATAGAACACTATCTCTATGCAACCGCGGCGGCCGCTGTCGCGATCTATCAAGGCGGAAATCATGACATCAAGAAGGTTGCATGGGCAGCTCTCGTTGGTGTTCTAGGTCCAGTGCTAAAGAGCGCTGTTGATCAGGCGACAAAGAAAAAGTAAATAGGAGTTACCAATGAAATGTTCTAACTGCTCAAACGACGCTGTACATCAACACAAGGAAAATGGAGTTAGCGACGCGTACTACTGCGACACCTGCCTACCTGCACCCCTTGCTGATCGTGTTGAGCAGTTAGTCATTTCAAAAAAGCCTGCCCCAACACAAACAAAAACTACTAAAGCAGTAGAGACTGCTGATGAGAATCCAAAGGCATAACACAATACAGGTTCACCCCGTACCAGATCACGTACGCGAGGCTCGTGGGCCTTTCCCACAAGAGTTATTTGATGAGCCAGAGATCATCACGGATCAATACGATAAAACTGAGTTCGGCGAAGATATGCCTGTGGGCGGTACAGTACAAAACAATTTTAAGGCGCCAAGGATTATGGTTTGCTCGCTATGCGAAGAAAGAATGTTAGAAACTAAAACAGGAGATCATCGTTGTGGCAACTGAAGACTTTGAAGAAGGTATCGGAGACTCTACTTACGAAGTAACCGAGGGCGATAAAGAAGCAGAGGGTCTTGACGCCGTCCCCGAAGATTTGCAACTTAAAGCAACATCTACAATGAACCCAGAACGTCCGCGTACTATTCGCGCTGGCTATAACCACGAGACTGAAGTTCTCACGGTGGTGTTCCGTGACGGCACATGGTGGAACTATTACGATGTCCCAGTCGATATGTGGGAGCGTTTTAAGGAAGCACCTTCTAAGGGAATCTATCTTCGTGAATCAGGCTTAGATACATGGCCTAGCATGGGTGCTGTGGACATGTCTTCCGTGTCTAAACATCAGAGAGTAATGCTGGCGTATACCGTCACTACTTCGAGAAGACTCCAGCAGCAACTTGGGAAATATAAGCAGAGCACCAAGCTATCCGGTAAATGGGTAGACTATCGTCTTCGCAAACAAGGCGGGTTTCAACGAGGACAAGGAACGGACTTTAACTACAACCCATGAAAACATTCGGATCACTATACGTTGGAACATTGGAGTATTACCACCGTCGACCACTCCCTATTGTTGAAGTGGGGCATACACAAGAAACTACGTGGCCATATAGAACGGGTACTTGTTTAGTTTTTCGAGTGCCTTTTACAAAGCCCGGTTTTTACATGGGTAAATTACGCCCCACTGTGGAAAACCCAGAATACTTAACAGATGAAGATATAGATCGCTTATTGTCTACCGCGCTTCGAGGTCGGGAAATGGATACCTCCACTGAAGAGATTGAAGACTGGAATGTTTAAAAAGAAGGTCAATAATTGGGATAAGCCCTTTTCAGAACGAATTGCTCGCCGAGTAAGGCAGATTCCAACTAGGGAATTAGACGTGTGGGTAGATCAAGCAATGTTTGATTTGGGAAGAAATCTAAGCAACTTTACTAAAAGCGGGGATTTTAACTACGTAGAAGAAGCTTTAATTGGAGCAGAAGCAATCCATGCGGTTGTAAACGAACTATACGTAAGAAATAAAAAACCTGTAGACTTATAACACCTCACTTCCTTCTCCCTGTGCGGTTACGCTCGGCTCTGGTATAAAAGCCAGAGCCTAGTGTTTTCTTCTACACTTAGGTTTACTATGTCTGACCCATTATTTTTTGACGAAGAAGAACTCCTTGACGAAGTCGAGGGGGAGATCCTCCTTGAGGAGGAAGAAGACGAACTAGACGAACTCTCCAAGAAGTTTGTTGAAAAAATTATTGACCGAACCATGCAATTTATGGAAGCCCTTGTTGGTCACGATCTACACCCCTATCAGAAGCCCCTTGCTCGTCGCATTATCGAATCAGTAATTATTAATGACGGCGAAGAAATTACCGCCCTTGCGGCCCGTCAGTCGGGTAAATCAGAGACTATTGCTAACACCGTAGTTACGTTAATGGTGCTTCTTCCAAGATTAGCAAAAATGTACCCAGAACTTTTAGGTAAGTTTAAAGATGGTATTTGGGTTGGAATGTTTGCTCCAGTTGAGGGTCAGGTAGAAACTTTATTTGGTCGCGCTGTAAATAGATTAACTTCTGAACGCGCATTGGAAATATTAAATGATACAGAGATAGACGACAGCGTTGGCAAGGTGACGGGTGTTACTCGACAGATCAAGCTAAAGAACTCTGGATCCACCCTTTCTATGATGACCGCTAACCCACGAGCAAAGATTGAATCTAAGTCTTTTCATCTTATTGTTATTGATGAGTGTCAAGAAGCCGATGATTTTGTTGTTTCTAAATCCATCTCTCCTATGCTGGCTTACTATTCGGGAACTATGGTTAAGACGGGTACTCCCACTACGCATAAGAATAACTTCTACCGATCTATTCAATTAAACAAGCGTAGACAAACTGGTCGTGGTCGGCAGAATCACTTTGAGTGGGACTGGCGTGAAGTAGCAAAAGTACAGACAAATTATGGAAAGTTTATTAAGAAAGAAGTTCTTCGAATTGGTGAAGACTCCGATGAGTTTCAGATGTCGTACTCTTGTAAATGGTTACTTGATAGAGGTATGTTTGTAACTTCTAACGTTATGGATGAGTTGCAAGACACGTCTATGGAATTAGTGAAGGCTTGGCATCGATCCCCTGTTGTTGTGGGAATTGACCCTGCACGTAAAATGGACTCAACCGTTGTTACGGTAGTATGGGTTAACTGGGATCGCCCAGACGAATTTGGGTATTACGAACACAGAATATTAAATTGGTTAGAAATTCAGGGCGATGACTGGGAAGATCAGTACTTTCAAATTCAAACATTCTTGGAGAGTTATGACGTACTTGCAGTGGGGGTTGACGCTAACGGTGTTGGTGACGCTGTTGCTCAGCGCCTTAAACTTTTAATACCTAGAGCAGAAGTACACGCAATCGGTTCTAGTCAACCAGAGCAGTCTAAACGTTGGAAACACCTTAAAGCGTTAATTGATCGCAGAATGATTGAATACCCAGCGCATGCTAAAACCCGGCGTTTGCGTACATGGAAGCGCTTCTATCAGCAGATGACGGATCTGGAAATTAAGTTCCAAGGACCTAATTTTCTAGCCCACGCCCCTGACGAAGCGCACGCGCACGACGACTTTGCCGATAGTCTGGCAATTGCCTGTGCAATGACAATGGATCTAACCCTGCCTCAAGTAGAAGTAACTAGCTCTCCTTTTTTTAGATAATTACGACTTTACCGTACATACCTGACCTAAACGAGAGATACTTTTCTACGAGGTCCTCAAACCCAATAAGGAGTCATATATGACAATCGCACCAGACCCAAAGTTCGCTGAACGTCCAGGAACTGTTTATGATCGCAAGTTCTCACCTGCTACAACAGGTAATCGCGGCCCACTTCGTTTTGAAGAAGGAATTGCAACAGATACAGATGTTCCAAGCGAATTTACAAAGGGCGCTATGCAGGCTTATACACCTGCAGCAAACCGTCCAAACCGTAATGCAAATGTTTTCGAAAAGTTACCAGAGGAGACAATGCGTGAACGCGCACACGTCGGTTCTGCAGCTTGGGTAGAAGCACCATCACACCTCTCAGAATTTTCTGGCGGTGCTTTTGCTGACCACGGTAAGAATGAATTCCAAGAAGTTAAGCGCGATGGCGGACACCAACAGCGCCTTAACCCTTCGGTCGTTAACGACTAATATAGAGTAATATAGAAAAACAGAACCCCCGACGCCTCTGACGCAAGCGCACCACGGGGGTCACTCTTTAAGGATCATTCATGGCATATGTTCAAGGTAAAGCGGTAAAGGAAGCTCCTCACGAGGTTCCCGCTAATCCACGTCTTTATAACTCAATTGTTGTGCAGGCAAAGTCACGTTTTGCTAAGTGGCCCTCCCCAGCAGCAGGTCACTGGGTTCATGCCAAGTATCTTCAAATGGGTGGTCGTTTTGTTAAGTCTGAAAAAGAAGTAGATCCAAGAATGCGGGACACAGTCCACGATAAGCAAGAGGCTGAAAAGAAGAAACAACTTCGTAAAGTTTCCAAGCCTATGGGTAGGGGTCTTATTAAAGGCGAGTCCTTTAGATAACCTAAAATCTATTTGTCGACAATTTTGCTATTATTTCAATATTCAAACGAGAGGGACTATAGATGAGTTCAATTGACTTCTCGCCCCCTTCATATAGGGCGGCGTCAAGTGATTTAACAATCTCTATATCCCCCCTTGGGCTTGTCGAATTAGCGGACGAAGAGTTTGAAGTACATGGTCCTCGCCTAAACCGTTACTCAATGAACTGGGCTATGTACCTAGGTCATCACTGGTCGTACCGCCGCCAAACTGGTGAAGCGCAGATGGCACTTAATTATTACCGTGCCTTTACCGATTTTGTTATTAACTTTACTTTCGGCAAAGGGGTCTCCTTCCGTTCCCCAAAAGAAACGGAAGCAATCGTGCCAGACATTCTTGAAAGAGTCTGGGAAGTGGATAACAACAAAGCCACAGTTCTGTGGGAAATAGGTCAGCAAGGATCTGTATCTGGAGACTGCTTTGTTAAAGTTGCTTATGAAGAGGCTTATCAAGATCCTACGGGTCGTGTGCATCCGGGACGAGTTCGTATTCTTCCCCTGAACTCTTCTTTTGCATTTCCTGAGTTTCACCCACATGATCGCGAGCGCTTAATTCGTTTTAAACTTAAGTATCGTTTCTGGGGCACTTCTCTTGAAGGAACACGTCAAGTGTTTACTTATACCGAGATCCTGACAGAAGACATTATTGAAGAATATATTAATGACGAACTTATTGACTCACGACCAAACCCCCTCGGCACCATCCCTGTTATTCATATCCCAAACATACGTATTAGCGGTAGTCCTTGGGGTCTTAGCGACTGCAACGATATTATTAATATTAATCGTACTTATAATGAAGTTGCTACGGATGTTGCTGATATTGTTAATTATCACGCCGCCCCAGTTACAGTTATTATTGGTGCAAAAGCAGCTCAATTAGAAAAAGGACCTAACAAGGTTTGGGGTGGTCTTCCAAAAGATGCCAAGGTAGAAAATCTTTCAGGTGGATCTGAGGGTCTTAAAGGCGCAATGGAATTCCTTGAGATGCTTAAGAAATCTATGCACGAAATGGTTGGTGTTCCTGAAACCGCTCTTGGTCAGGCAATGCCTGTATCTAACACCTCTGGTGTTGCGCTTTCAATTATGTTCCAGCCTTTGATGAACCGCTACCATCAGAAGATTATTCAATACGCACATGGCTTAGAGCGTATTAATGAACTTGTTCTTTTAAGCATTGGTCTTAAAGAACCTGAGATGTTTACCTGGAACCCTGATTTTAATACTCCCCTTAAGAATGGTCAACTTACACAGTTAGACCCAAACAACGCAGATACATACCGTTCAATCGTTCACTTCCCACAGCCACTACCTCTTGATAAATTGATCGCACTTAATGAGATCCAGACTAAGTTGTCTCTTGGTCTTGAGTCTAAAGAGGGTGCACTTCGCTCACTTGGTGAAGAATTTCCTGCAGAAAAGATTCAAGAGATCCGTCAAGAACTTATGGACGACGCCAAGGCAGACGGCGCATTACAAATGCTTAAGAATGATATTGCTAAGGAAATCTTGGCTATGACAGGCATGATGCCTGGCCCAGACGGTGCAGCGGGTCAACCTATGGTCGGACCTGAGGGTCAACCAATGGGTGGAAACGAAAATGCTGCGACACCGATCGTGGATGAGGCGTCAGCGATGCTCGCCCAAGGAGAGGCCGGTCTACGTAACCGCCTTGTTACAGAAGCTTACGGGACCAAAATTCCTCAGAAGAGAGTTCCGGAAGACTACGAGAAATAGGGCAGTTTAGCCTGTAATTTTTTGTAGGTACGGCAAAATTAAATACTGAAACACACAGTTAGGTCATACGTGCTCTCACATCGGAAAAAGACCCCTAGAATCAAAGGATGAAACATGGAAGTTGCAGAAGCAGCTGCTGAGGCCTTCGCGGTCGACGCAGGAACCACTCCAGTAGTAAACGTGTCTGATGTTGACGCATCAACTGTTACAACTGAAGCCGCTACTACTAACGTAACCGAAAACCGCAAAGCACAGTTTTATAGCGAAGCGGATTTGGTTAAGGCTCGTCAACAGGAAAAAGATAAAGTTTATCCTGTCATTGACAACCTTAAGAAAGAAGTAGAAGCACTCCGTAAGGAGAAAGAAACAGAAGTCGCTCAACGGCAAGCAGAAGAAACTGAGAAGTTAGCAGCAATCGAAGCTCGCAAAAAGGCTGAGGAAGAATCATCTTTGGATGTTCGTGATCTCATTGCCAAAAAAGAAGCTGAGTGGCAGGAGCAGTTGGAGCGTGAGCGTCAAGAACGTGAACGTGCCTTCGCTCTTCTGGAGCAGGAAAGAACTTTTGCAGATCTCCAGAATTATAAGACCCAACGTCTAGAAGCAGAGCGTGACAACATCATGCCTGAACTTTTGGATCTCGTCGGAGGTAACACTCGCGAAGATTTAGACGCAAGTATTGAGGGCTTGAAAGAGCGCTCAGCACGAATTCTTGAATCGGCTCAATCTGCTATGCAGAATACACGCCGTGAAATGACGGGGACAAGGGCGACCTTGCCTCCAGCAGGACCACTGGAAACTAATTCGGAGCAAACACAGTTCTCGGCGCAAGATATTGCGTCAATGTCCGCACAAGAATATGCGAAATATCGAGATCGTCTATTGAGTCCAAAAGCTCGAGGCGAAGCTCAGAGATGGTAATGCTAAACCCTAACTCAACCAACCTATTAAGGAGCTATAGCTAAATGGCATCTGGAATCACAGGTACCGGCAATCTCGCAGCCGCACCAACAGCATACTCGGGTACAAACACCCAACTCACTCAAGCGATTCAGACAATCTGGTCCAAGGAAATCTTGTTTCAGGCTCTACCAATCCTTCGCTTTGAGCAATTTGCAGTAAAGAAGACTGAACTAGGAGTTGCTCCTGGTCTTCAGATTAACTTTATGCGTTACAACAACCTTGGCTTTGCTTCACCGCTCGTCGAAGGTGTTCGTATGCAGACAAATGCATTGACAGCACAGCAGTTCTCAATCACAGTTACAGAGCATGGTTATGCCCTCGCTGTTTCAGAACTTCTTCTCAATGCTTCATTCGACGACGTCATGGCTTCAGCCTCACGTCTTCTCGGTCGTAACATGGCTATCTATCTTGATCAGCTTTCACGCGACACCCTATATGCAGCATCTTCAACCATCTACGGTGAAGATCGCTCAGCCATCTCTTCAGCAGTAAACAACTGGTACGGCTACGGCACAGAAGGCACCTCACGCGCTTCTATGACAGGAAACTTCTTCCTTTCAACCCGTACCGTGAAGGATGCAGTTGAGACACTCTCAACCAAGAACATCCCTCGTTTGGGCGAGACTTACGTCGCGTTCGTTCACCCTCACCAGAGCCGTCGTCTTCGTGACCTCCCAGAGTTCATTGAAGTAACAAAGTACGCTGCTCCTGGTAACTTCATGCTCGGTGAAATTGGTCGTTTGTACGACACAGTATTCATTGAGACAACACAGGTCCTCAAGGTTCCTGGTGGTGCTGGTGCTGGCTATACAACTGACACTGCTGTTGCTAACCCAACAGTTGCTGCTGGTGGAGGCTACACAACACCTAACACCTTCACAGGTAACGGTGCAGCTGATCGTTATAGCGCAATCTTCATTGGAGATAACGCATTCGGTCACGCTATCTCACTCCCAGTTGAACTTCGCGATGGCGGTATCTTGGACTTCGGTCGTGAGCACGCTCTTGCTTGGTACTCAATCTTCGGTCTTGGCTTGATCACAGATCAGTCAGTCTTGATTGCAGAAACCAACTAAGTTCGAACTTAGTTGTAAAAAAACTTAATAGTACGACCTGATTGGGGGGCGAAAGCCCCCCGTCAGTTTCCTTAACAGACACTACATTGGAGAATTACAAATGGCTCGGAACCCAAACGACGTCACAGGACGTAAGCGCGATGAACTCGCTAAGCAACACTCTGAAGAACTACAACAGCGTGCGGCTGAAATGTCTATGGTTACTGCGGAAGCAAAAGCAGAACTAGACACCCCGATTGATGCAACCCAACCAAATCGTCAAACAGTTATTGTTGACAGTGTCGTAAAGACAACTGAAGATCAAGACTCAGTAGAGATTCGCGTAATTGCTGACATTGAGTCTATGACTCTAGGATCAGGTAATTACTATAACTTTAAGGCTGGTCAAAAGTACACAGTTTCAAAGCATGTGGCTAACCACCTTAAGGAAAAGGGTTATCTAGCTGGCGTTATTTAATAACAAAGGTTACCGAGCAGCGGGGCGCGTAATGCGTTACCCGCTGTTTCGTTTATAAAGACTTTTTACTTAAAGTGCGAGATTATTAATGAAGGCGGATGGTAAGGGGATATCGTGATTGAGTTTCATGATTTAGTAACAAAAGTTCGCTCTGAACTAGCCGACCACGCAAGCCTTTTTAGCAAAACTTTTATTGGCGATGGAAGAGAACTAACCTTTCCCTTAGGATTTAAGCCAGTTGACGCGATGTCTATTCAAGTAACTATAGATGGAAGCATCGTTACCCAACCTACATATTTTGTACTTGAAGATAAAAACGGAGTAATTTATTTTGTAAACCCTCCTGCTCAAGGTTCTGTGATTAAAGTTCTTGGTAACGCTTACCGCTATTTTACTGATGGCGAAATTGAAAACTACATCAATACCTCTATTACCCAGCACACTTACAACAGAACAGACGGTTTTGGTAGAAAAGTAACTCTACGCACCCTTGACCATGTTGAGGAATACCCAATCGTTATCCTCTCTGTTATTGAGGCTCTTTGGGCATTAGCCACTGATTCGGCTTTTGATATCAACATTATGGCTCCTGATGGAATTATGATTCCTCGCGATCAACGCTACAGCCAATTGACGAATATTATCCAGCAACGCTGGGAGCAGTACCGGACCATCTGTACTCAACTTAACGTGGGCTTGTGGAAGATTGAGATGGGTAATCTCCGTCGTGTCAGCCGTACAACTAATCGCCTTGTCCCACTTTACGTGGCTCAAGAGGCTGATGACCCTTCTATGCCAGAGCGCTTGTATATTCCAGAAAATGTTACTGGGCGCACGCTTCCTGTGGCTAAGGTTCCGATCTATGATCTTAACCTTGGAGTTCAAGGAGATAGTTTTACTATCATATTAGACTTTGGTAGAGATGTTACTGGGCTATCTTTTCAAGCCCAGGTTCGAAGCTACCCCACCTCACCAACACTTTTTGCTGACTTTGCAATTACAGTTTTGCAAAATAACCCCGCCCGTATTCAGTTAAGCCTCACACGTTACCAAACAGACATGTTGCCACTTCGATCCTTCTGGGATCTTCGTGCTACGTCTAGCGACCCTAACTATGAAGAAACTTTTGTTAGAGGTCAAGTCTTTACTCAACCTCAAGTAACATTGGATACTCTATGACAAATCCATATGAAGTTATTATTAACAGCGAAGGCGGCGAAGAGGCCTACGGTAATCCGTATGGTGGTGGAGCCACTGGTCCCGGCGCTACTGGTCCTCAAGGTATACCTGGTCCTACTGGGCCCACAGGCCCTACTGGCGCAACTGGCGCCGCTTCTACTGTAACTGGTCCTACTGGATCCACAGGTCCAACAGGCGCAACTGGCGCCACAGGTCAGACAGGTCCTATTGGTCCTCAAGGTCCCACTGGTGCTACAGGCGCCGCTTCTACTGTAACTGGTCCAACGGGTGCTACAGGTGTTGCTGGTCCCGCGGGAGCAATTGGTGCAACAGGCGCGACCGGAGCGACTGGTTCAAGTGGTGCAACTGGCCCTCAAGGTCCACAAGGTGTTCAAGGCAACGTTGGAGCCACAGGTCCTACTGGCGCCACTGGTGCTACTGGTGCAACTGGTGCAGCGTCTACCGTTCCTGGTCCTACTGGACCTGCAGGTGCTGTTGGTTCTATTGGTCCTGTTGGTGCAACAGGTTTAACTGGTGCGGTTGGACCTACTGGTGCAACTGGATCCGTCGGTGCAACAGGTCCTACGGGTGCGACTGGTCTTCAGGGTCCGACTGGATCTACTGGATCCGCTGTAACAATTCGTGGATCATTCCCTAATTATGCTGCCCTTGTTGCGGCATATCCAACGGGTCAAATTGGTTCTGCTTATTTACTTGGCGATGGAACTCTTGAAGTATGGACAGGAACTAACTGGCAGAACGTCGGTAACATCCTTGGTCCTACTGGCGCCACTGGAGCAACGGGTGCAACTGGTGCTGCTTCAAACATTGCTGGTCCAACTGGACCACAAGGTTTAGTTGGTCCTACTGGAGCTACTGGTGTAACTGGAGCAACGGGTGCTACAGGCGCTGTTGGTGCTACGGGAGCAGTTGGCGCTACAGGTGCTACAGGTGCTCAAGGTGCTCAAGGTGTTGCTGGACCTACAGGCGCAACAGGTGCACAAGGTAATACTGGTGCAACAGGCGCTACTGGTCCTGCAGGTGTACAAGGACCGCAAGGTAACCAAGGTGTGCAAGGAAACATCGGACCTACTGGTCCACAAGGCCTTACTGGATCACAAGGTATCGCGGGTCCTACAGGTGCTACTGGAGCACAAGGTACTGGCGTAACAATTCTTGGATCCTATTCAACCCTAGCTGCGCTTCAAGCCGCACACCCAACAGGTACTGCTGGTCAAGCCTATTTAATTAATGGCGCTCTTTATGTTTGGTCAACCAACACAAATTCATGGATTAATGCTGGAAATATTCAAGGCCCCACTGGAGCTCAAGGTCCGACAGGTTTAACTGGTGCAACAGGAGCTGCTGGAACAGGTATAACTGGAGTAACGCCGGGCGGTGTTGTATTTGGTAATAACTCAGGAACCACTACCTCAACCGTTGCTGGAACAGCCGGGCAGTTCCTTATGTCTTACGGCAATATTGCCAATGGTGGTCCGCAGTTTATTAGCCTTAGTGTTAAAGAACCTGTAAATGTTGCTTCAACCGGAGTAGCGATTGTTGGAACCTTTGCTGCATCTGGCACTGCTGGGGCTAACACGACTAATGACTACCCAACATCCGCAGCAACGCTTACGCTTTCAGTTTCTACACTTACGCTTGATGGATATGCCATTAATAATGGAGATCGTATTCTTGTTAAAGATCAGCCAGATGCTCGTCAAAATGGCGTATATGTTGTAGCCAATGGCGGTATTGGCGGATCCGGAAATATTGTTCTTATACGCGATAACGACTCAGATACGCTACCTAAGATTAGCGGATCTATTATTCAAGTCCTTAATGGTTCTCTTAATGGTGGCCAGGCATTCCAATGCTATACGCAAGCTCTTGGAGGAACCCTTGATACGGTAACCCCAATTACATATAATCAAATGGTTTCGGCAACTGGAGCGGGTCAGGCTGGACAATTCCTCATGTCTTATGGAGGAAATGGATCGTATGCACCAGAGTGGATTACTTTAGGTGTTCATGAGGCAGCCAGGGTTGCAACAACAACTAACGTCCCAGCCTCCTATGCTGTTGGAGTTAATACAACAAATGATCCATTAATTGCCTCAGATCAACTTACCTTGACATCAACGGGTGTTCTTGTTTTAGATGGTTATACCGTTCAACAAGGTGATCGCGTTCTATTTAAAGACCAAACAGATTCTCGTCAAAATGGTGTGTATGTTTGCTCAACAGCCCCAGCAAGTGGGGTACAGGGCATATTTATTCGTGATAATGACGCAGACAGCCCAGCAAAACTAGCTGCTGCAATTATTCAAGTTAATCAAGGCACCAACTACGGTGGCACCGCTTGGATTTGCGGTCTTAAATCTACAGATACATTTGGTACATCTGCGGTTACATTTAAACAACTTTCAACAGGGGCTACGAGTTTATCAAGTACCGTTAGTACCCTTACTGGTAATCTAGACGCAGGAACCCCTAGCTCAGTCTTTGGTGGAACCGTTTCAGTTGATGGAGGAACTCCTTAATGTCAGTTCAAGTCCAATTTAGGCGTGGTACTGCAGCTCAATGGGCTGCAGCAAACTCACTTCTTGCTCAAGGCGAACTTGGTCTTGAATTAGATACAGGTAAGTTTAAATTAGGTGACGGCGTAACTCTGTGGAATTCGCTATCCTATGCTTCTGGACCTACTGGTGCTACAGGACCAACCGGACCTGCAGGAACATCTGGAGCGACAGGCGCAACAGGACCTGCTGGTGCTACTGGAGCAACAGGCGCTGGTATTCAAGGTCCAACTGGTCCTACGGGTCCATCAGGCTCAGCGGTAGCAAATGCTATGGCAGCGGATGCAAAACTTGGTTTGGGAATTTACTTTCCTAAAGGATCTTTTGTTACTACTACGACAACAACTCGCGTTGTGTCACCAATCAGTTTGATCTAGGAAGGAATACTAAGTGTCACGTCAAGTATTGCAAGAAACGGATTACGCGTTTAATCCATCGACATATACGTTAACAATCCTTGAGCGCTGGATTCGTCCTGAGCGCATGATGCTCATCACGAACATCACACGTAACGTTATCCTTTATAACTTCTCAGATAATACAACAAGCTATACCTCTTATACAAAGGCAGATCAAGGTAACGGTATTTTCAATACAGTTATTGTTTTGAACCCAACCTACTTTAATGCCAACATGTTGTCAACTGACCTTATTCAGGTTTACTACGACGACAACTCAGTTGTTACAACCCCTGACGAGACCTTCACAGACGCTGTTCAAAAGCAGCGCGTTTCTACCCCACAGTCATTGATCGATACGGACTTTGAATACTCAGTCCAGCCCTCGAAGTGGGAGACAGTCTTCCTTCAGTCTAACTACCCTTCATTCTTTGCTAAGCCAAACGGTGGTAACGCTATTGCTGTTACTTCTATTTTTGGTGATGGAACCGCCCCACGTTCTGTTGTTACAGTAACGTCTTCAGCACCTCATGGCCTTAGCGCTGGTGGTGTTGTTAGCATTCAAGAAACACAGAACTACCGCGTAGAAGGAACCTACTCTGTTCTTTCTGCACCTACTATTTATACATTTACTTATCGTGCCAAGGGTGTTGTTTCTGGTGAAACAATTTACCCTAACCTTTCTGCAGTTTACGGTGGAGATCTTTTTGACGGCTCTCACATTCCGGGCGGTAACTATCCTTCTCTTGGAACAATTACTGGCGCTGTTAACACTCTCAATCCATGGACTGCTGTAACTGATGGTGTTGCTCCTGCGTCTAACGTCACTGTTACATTCCAATACCCGCACGGTCTATACCCAGGATCGTCTGTTTCTATCTCAGGAACTAACAGCTTTGACGGAGACTATGTAGTCAAGCAAGTTCCTCAGACAAATCAATTGGTATTTACTCTTTATGCACAACAGTCACAGGTAACAGTACCTACCACTGGGCGTATTGTTCCTAAGTCTGACGGTTATGTTATTCACCGCCCATATGACGCGGGTGTTGCTATTACTACTTATAACAACGTACCGGGACTTCAGGCTATTCGTCAAACTCGCCGTTACTTCCGTTACCAAGCTGGTAAGGGTATGCAGTTCTCTACTGGCGCTAAGTTAACCCCTACATTTAATATTGATGGTATCTCACTCTCCGCTGGATCTGTGGGAACCCAGACAGTGTCTGTTACCACTATGGAAGATCACGGTCTTCAAGCTGGTGCAGTTATCTATGTAGAAAACATTCAGACAACTAACTCCTCTGGTTACAACCCATACAACGGTCAGTTTACAGTTGCGTCTGTCAGTAACTCAAACGTATTCCAGTACACAGTAACCTTGACACAGCCAGTTTCTTATACAGACCTTACCCCTAATGGTCAGTCTTCTTACGTCCATGCTGTTGGCTGGCAGGGTGCTGAAACTCGCTCTGGTATGTTTGACGAGCAGAACGGTTTCTATTTCTCGTATAACGGTTCACAGTTTGCTGTTAACCGCCGTCACTCAGAGAAGGTACTCTCTGGTCGTCTTAACCTTACTCAGTACAGCCCACAGGTTAATGGTGTAGGAACACAGTTCCGTAAGCAACTTGCTGTTGGTCAAAAGATTGTTATTAAGGGTTCTTCCTACCTTGTTACTGCAATCTCCAGCGATACTGTTCTTTATATTGCTCCAGCATTTAAAGGTATTACAACCACAGGTGCTCGTGCAACGGTAACTCAGGTTGTTCAATATCCACAGTCCACATGGAACATGGATAAGTGTGATGGAACAGGTCCTTCAGGATTCGTCATTGATCCAAAGCGTATGCAGATGATCTATATTGATTACTCTTGGTACGGCGCTGGAACAATCCGTTTTGGTGTTCGTGGTCCTCGTGGATCCATTATCTACGTACACCGCGTAGTTAACGCCAACACAAACCAACTTGCTTACCAGAAGTCAGGTAACTTGCCTGCTCGTTACGAAGTAGATAACAGCCCGCTTGTATTCAGCCGTTTGGTTGCTGGTGGAGCCGGAACTTATGGATCTGTTCTTAATGCAACAGACTCTACTTTGTATATTGACTCAGCCACTAACTGGCCATCTTCAGGTTATGCAATCGTTAAGGACGATACAAACCTTGAAATTATTCAGTACTCAGCAGTAGGTGCATTTAACTCTACAGCCAATGGTTATCCAGTAACAGTTGTTGGTCGACGTTCATCAATTACGTTGAACTACCCAGATCAGCCATTCACATACTCAGGTACATTGAGCAGCGTTGCATTTACCCCTGATTCATCTCTTACAGGTTCTGGCGGAAACGCTCAGGTATCTATACAGCCGATTAACCAAAACTGTGCTCCTATTATTCAGCACTGGGGTTCATCAGTTGTTATGGACGGCGGATTCCAGAATGACTTGCTACCAGTCTTTACCGCTGGTATGACTAAGTATCAGCAGATTGCGGCCGGTACCGCACGTCCACTCCTTGCAATTCGAGTTGCTCCAACAGTTGATAACGCGATTGCCCGTAACTTTGGTGTACGTGAACTGATCAACCGAATGGCTTTGCAGCTCCAATCAGTGGCTGTTCAGACTAACGGTTCATATCGTATCGACGTTATCCTTAACCCTTCATACCTTGGTTATACCAACTGGACAACCGCTCAGTTGGCAACTACTCGTACCTCAGTTACAGGTACCTCTGGTCAGAACACTATTACCGTCGCTGATACAGGTACTTTAAACGTAACGAGCGTAACTGGTCTTCAGATCGGCACCTTAGTTTCTGGTACAGGTATTGCTACTGGAGCCTACATTACCGCTGTAAACGGTAACGTGGTAACCCTCAGCGCACCAAACACCACGACGGTGTCAGGAACAATCACCTTCACACCAAGCGTTGGTTATGTTGGTATTCCAAATGACTGGACTCGTGACGGCGTAGGTATTTCATCTTTGGCTCAGGCTATCTTTATTGATAACGGGTACGGTTCTGGAGCGATCCAAGCACCCTCTGGAATTGTTCTTGGTGGTGACTCTATCTTCTCTTTCTTCTCAGAAAATGGTGGTGGAGCGTCAAACTTCAACTCTTCTGTGTACTCACTTCAGGGAGCAAAGGATATTGGAAACTCATACATGTCAGGAAACGGAAACGTTTCTACCCCTGGATTCCCTAATGGTCCAGACGTGCTTGTAGTTGTGGCTACCAATATCGGTTCCGCTTCTTCTCAGATTTCAGCCCGTATTTCATGGACTGAAGCTCAAGCTTAAAAAGTATAGAAACAAAAACAGTATAAATCTAGATACACTAGTGGAAACCTTGGAAGGCAGGTAACCTAACGAATGACAAGTTACTCAACGCTTAGTTCGCAGATCACACAACTAAGCAACGATATGACTACCAGTTTAACTGGCGGTACATATACATCTACAGACTATGCATATTATGCAAATGCTCTAGTACAACTTGGAACAATGTTGGGCGTCAACGATATCGTTGCGGCTACAGCTAACCAAGTTTCAACAATTACTTCGACTGGAACAACTCAAGTTGGTCTTGTCAACTCTGCTGGTACCACTCAGGTCGCAGCAGTTAACTCGGCTGGAACCACGCAGGTGGCTGCCGTAAATTCAACAGCATCTAATCTAACCACCTACGCATACATGGGAGTTCTAGCATAATGGCTACACCTACAGTAACACTTATTCGTCGTGGTACAGCAGCTACCACTGACGCAGGCACAAGCATCACTGCTTCTACTGCCGCAATTATTACAAACATTGTCTTGTCAAACAAGACAGCAAATACCCGCTATGTCACAGTGACAATCGGCGGATATTCTTTCTGCACTCAGCTTCAGGTTTCAGGTAACGGTACAGTCAACTTTGACTCACGCCTTGTTGCTAACCCAAGCGATCTTGTTGTAGTCACCGCAGACGTGGCTTCAGCAGTAGATTTCTTCATCTCCGGCGTTTACCAGTAACAACCAAAGGACAGGTATCTATAAATGGCAATTTCTTCATATAAAGATTTTGTAGTTTTTCCTAACGATAACTCAGGTCGAGTTTACGTAAACGAAGCTACATTCACATCCTCTGGTGCCTGGACAGTTCCCGCAGGTGTCGCAAGCGCACAAGTTATTCTTGTTGGCGCAGGTGGAGGCGGCGGTGGCGGTTCACGCGACGTCGCTGGTGGTGGCGGTGGCGCTGGTCAGGTTATCGTTAAGAACCTTAACGTTACTCCCGGCACTTCCTACACAGTAACTATCGGTGCTGGTGGACAAGGCGGTCAAGGAGCGCTCGTCTCTGCAACTGACGTAGTTAACACTCTTCCAGGCGCTAACGGTGGTGCTACATCGTTCGGTTCAATCACAATTGCTAACCTTTTGGTTAACGCATTTTTTGAATATGGCGCCACTCAATGGGATCAGAACCTTATCTACCGTCAGGTAACAGGTATCGCTTCTGCTTCAACCATCACTGTATACCCTAATGCTAACGGTCTTGTCGTAGGTATGTACGTTTCTGGTACTAACCTCGGTACTAACACCCAGATCACAGGTATTACAGGTAACGTGCTTTCACTTTCTGTTGCTAACACAGTATCTACTGTTAATACAATCGCAACCTTCGATGTATCTGATGCAGTTACCTCACAGGCTAACGTGTCTTATAACGCTATTTCATATGGCGCTATCACTGCAAATACTCAGGCTGTCGGACAACCGTCTTCACCATACACCAACAACTTATCAAACAACATCATGCAGCCACGCTTGTCTCAGATGGAAGATCCAACACTTGTATCTTCTTCTTACGTACAGCAGTTTGGTACCGCGCTTGGTAGCTTCTCTATCACCAACGCTGGTCTTCCAACCAAGTTGGCGGAAATGGTTGTACCTCTAACAAAGACTGGTACACAGGCAACAATTGGTGCTACCACCATTGTTCTTACCGATGTTACTAACGTCCAAACTGGTATGTTTATTGCTAACGCAACTTATCTATCTTCTGGAACAGTTATTCTCGGCATCAGCGGTACAACAGTTACCATCAGCCAACCAACAATTGCGGCCGCTACTGCAGCCTCATTTACAATCTCTTACGAAGGTACCGTTGGTCAGTACTCACTCTTGGCTGTAACAGGATCTGGTACTTCTGCGGGTGCTCCAACATGGATCAACTGGTCTACCAACACTGGTACTACCCCAACATCCACTGCAGCTAACTATCAGGGTGTCCCTTACATTCCGGGCGCTACTTATACAATGTCTGCATACGTTTCTACAACTACAAACGTAAACACTGCTACACCACTCCTCTTCCAGTTGCGTTCAGTGGGTGCATCTTATGGTGCCTCAACAGCTACTAACTACCTTGGTGGTACAAACTCTGGTACATCTAACTCAATCGACGCAGGTACTGCTAACGGATTCTTCGTCCGTCAGGCAACACCTACACCTCTTGCTGGTTATACAGGTACAGTAGTTGCTAACGGTACTGGTGGAAATGGTGCTACTAACATCACAGTTGATAACGCAACTCAGGTTTATGTAGGTATGGCTGTTTCTGGTGCTGGCATTCAGTCAAACACAGTTGTGTCTGCTATGTCCGGTCAGACAACAAACGCCACAGTTACATTGTCGCTTGCTACCAACTCTGCATTGTCTACAACACCTCTTACCTTCTCAGTACCTACTGGTGTTCAGATCCTCGGATCTAACGTCACCACAGGTCAAAACGGATGGCGTCGTATTTATGCAACTTTCACAACACCTTCATTTGCTGCAACAACTGCAAACGGTGTTTACGGTTATGGCTCAACACCACAGTTTATCTACCCAACAATTGTTCTTGAGCAGGCTTCGACCTCGTTCTTCATCGATAACCTCCAGTTAGAAGTTGGTTCCACAGCCACAACTTGGTACCCACCTCTATACAACAACGATATGGCAATCCTTGCTACATCAAATAACAACACTGGTGGTAACCTCGAAATTGCTCACCGCCATGTTAAGGCTACCGCAGGTACTCAGTACTACGGCTCGCTCTTTGCCCTTAACAACGGTACCTCTTCTGTCTATCGCCCAGTGTCAGCCTTCCTCGAGTTCTTCGATGCAGACTTCAACTCTTTGGGTCGTACAAACGGAACAGGTTATGCTCTTCCAATTTCTGGCGTAGCAACTGCTACTCAGACCAACTCACAGGCTCAGACAGCCTACCCAGTCCGTATCGGTGTTACAGCAACTGCACCAACCAATACAACATGGATCCGTTTGGGTGCTTCTGCTTATCAGGCAGCTCAGGCAACATCAGCGATTGAGTACTTGTTCATCGCACCACAGCTTGAAATTGGTGCAACAGCAACCAACTTCCACCGTGGAAATGATGGAACTTACACATTCGCTGGCGAATACGGTAACTCTCAGATTGTTATTGCTGCGGCGCTTTCTGCTGAAGGTGGCGGTGGTGGAGGTACTTATAACTCTAACTACCCAATGTGGCAGTATGGTCTTGAAGGTGCTAACAACGGCGGTCACGCTGCTAACGGTTCTTACACACAGCCTACCCTTGCAGGTGGCGGTGCTGGATCAACTCAGGCTGGCGGAAACGCATTGATGTACGCACCTGCTACAACGGGTAACACAACATTCAACTACGCTGGTGGTTTCAACTCATCCGGTGGTTCTTCTTCAGGAACTTACCCAATGCGTGGACATCAAGGCGGAATGTCGATTTACCACTCAGGTAACATCGTTGCTAACTCTGTGCCTGCGTACGGCGGAGACGGTGGTCTTGGTACAACACTTTCAGGTTTGAACTCTGGTTCACCTCTTGGTATCCCTGTCGCTGGTGGTGGTGGAGGTGCTGGTTGGACTACAGCAACTACACAGAACTCCAACATGCCTGGCCGCGGAAACGCTGGCGGTGGTAAGGGTGGCGGTACCTGGATCGTATCTAACACAGGTCTAAGCAACTACTACTCACGTGGTATTGACGCACTTGCTAACACAGGCTCCGGCGGTGGAGGTGGTGCTTCTAACCAGAACAACGCATCATCTGTAACAGCAAACCACTTGGCTAACACAGCAATCGTTTACGATACTGCTAACGCTAACCAGTACTTGTGGAACCCTGTATACAACTGTACAACTCTTATCACTGCAGCTGCTGCAATTTACGCAACTAACGGTCTTCGTATCACAATCCAAGACGTTGGTAACGCAAAGGTTCAGACTGGTGTTAACGCGTTCCCAATCCTTCCTCGCACAGTGCTTGACTTCACAGGTGTTGCTGCTCGTCTAACAACTGCTCCTGCGGGTGTTACTTCGACACAGTTCCCTGGTCTTGCTAAGCGTATTCGCCCAACAATCCGTTGGAAGACATACGATATGCAGACAATCCGTGAAGATCGCCCAGCGTATGACATCGTGTTCACAGCAGTTAACACAGTTACTTACCTCAACAACATTGCTGGTCAGACTACAGCAGTCGGTGCATGGCAGGATCTTCAGGCTCCTGTTAACGCAGCCTACTTCGATGTAACATGGGAAGCACTATACTTGGATGCTGGAGACGTTATTGACGTTGACTTTAACAGCCTTGTATACTTCCCATACTCAAGCTTTGGTGGAAACGGCGCTGACGGTCTTGCTATCGTCCGCTGGTTCGACAAGGCTGTATTCTAAAAATACTAGGAGATATAACAAATGGCTAAATTCGCTCTTGTTGATAACAATGGTGTTGTTCAGCACCATCTTGTGGCGGATAAGGCAGAAGATATTGGTGTACTCGGCAGTCTCTATGAGATTGTCGAGACCACCAACTTCCGTCCTCAGCCAAGCATTGGGTGGAAGCGCATTAATGGCGTGTTCCAGCCAGCGGATCTTGGTGGAGCCGCAGCTAATTGGAATGGTGTTGGATTTAACCCCTCTGATGAAGACGTCATTGAGGCTGAAGAAATAGCATCTACCAAAGAAATTGAAGATAAGCCTTCTGGTTTAAAAGCATTATTTAGCGGAAAGAACTAACAATGGCCATTTCATCTGTCCCGCAGTTGCTCGAGCAATCTAATGATTATGCAATTAACTCCGCACAAGCAACAAGAGTACAGACGTTGTCATACGCTAATGGCGTAACTACCCTAACCATTAATCCAACTAATGGTGGAATTGCTCAGATCAACCAGTTAACAAGAAACGTCACTGTTTCTTTTACAGGTCTTCCTGGAACATTTACAGATCCATACGGAGTTGTTATGTACCAGCCAACCATCTGGTATGTAGAAATCCAGCAGGGAGCTACTTACACTGTGACATTTAGCGGTGTTACTTGGGATGGTGGAACCGCTCCTACACTAGTCTCTACCGCATCCGGTAAGAGCACCATTATGTTTACTAGCTTTGATGGCACAACCATTAACGGTAAACTACTTTACGCTAACCTAGTTTCCTAAGGAGTACCGTGACTCTATCATCTGTACCAGATATCATTAAGCCTGCAACGCTTGCTTATACAAACGCGTCTGCGGCTAGTAATAAACTATTGATCACGTCTCCGTCGACTAACCAAACGGCTAACCCTATTGCTACACCTACAATTAAGGTGTACCAACCTTCTACTCAGGTTACCCTTAACTTTGATCTCAACACAAACTTTGTTGGTCCACAGACGCTTTCTAACGGCAACACTACTGCAACCCATGGATATACATGGTTTGTTGAATACATACCTAACTCATCAATATTTGGATCTTTTACCGCAGCGCAACAATTAAATTTTGCTGTAACTTTAGCCTTTGGTGGGGGAACAGGTGTTGTCATCTGGGATGGCGGAACCCCTACTTGGACTAATAACTATAACGTTTTTCAATTTTATACAGTCGATGGTGTTAACGTAAAAGGAAGAGTTTGGGTGCAAAACTAATGCCAATTACAGAATATCCCGGAGTACTTCAGAAGAACTCCTCAGCATATATTAATGCTGGAATCACCTATTACGGTTCCCTGCAGTCAAACATAACAGGAACTGTTGCCTTGGTTGCGCCTATGGCTAACGTTATTGGATCTTTGACCTCGGGCAGTGGCTACGCCAAGTACGTACTATCGGGTAATGCTACCCTTTCTTGGAACGCAGCAAGTTCATTTTCTACAAAGTACGGTCACATCTGGTACGCAGAAATATCTAACCCATCTACATATACAGTGACATGGACAGGTATCTCATGGCCAGGCGGAGTTGCCCCAACTCAAGCCACAGGTAATGCTCGTAGCATTTATCAGTTCTACACTCCAGACTCTGGCATCACAATCTACGGTCGCCAGATCATGACATCTTTAGCTGGAGCATAATCCTCTATACTTAGCAAGTGAAAATTGCTGTTTATACAATCGCTCTAAATGAGGAGCAGTTTGTAGAGCGTTGGTACAACGCTAATAAAGAAGCCGATTACCTACTTATTGCTGATACTGGATCCACCGATAACACCGTGGAAAAAGCAAAAGCCTTAGGTATTAATGTCGTCTCTATTTCTATAAAGCCGTGGCGGTTTGACGACGCCCGCAACACTGCCTTAGCACTTCTCCCAGATGATATTGACTATTGTATTTCTGTAGACATGGACGAAATGCTTATGCCCGGCTGGCGCCCTATCATGGAGACCGCCACTACTACTCGTCCCCGTTATCTTTATACATGGAGTTGGCAGCCTAATGGTAAGCCCGGAGTTCAATTTGCTGGGGATCATATTCATAAGCGACATAATTACCGTTGGCGCCACCCTGTTCATGAAAGCCTTTACCCAGATCGTATTCAGGAGACGCAAGAGCAACTAGCACTTGAAATTCACCATCACCCAGATAACACGAAGTCTCGTGGTCAATATTTACCACTGCTTGCTTTGGCTGTAGAGGAAGATCCTATGGGTGATCGTAATGCCTACTATTACGCGCGGGAGTTGTTCTTTCACCAGCAATATGACAAAGCAAAAGAGGCGTTTAAAAATTTCTTGGCTCTACCTACCGCTACATGGGATGCTGAAAGATCTGCGGCTTATAGGAATATGGCTAACTGCTGTGCTGGAGATGAACGAGTTCAGTGGCTAGTAAAAGCGCATGAAGAGTGCCCCCGACTTCGTGAGCCTCTTGTTGAACTTGCTAACTACTATTACAAAGAGCAATCTTGGGATAAGGTTTTGGAATACGCGGAAAAGGCGTTGGCAATTACAGAAAAACCTTTGGAGTATCTTAATGAGCCATGGGCTTGGAACTTTTGGCCGTGGGATTTAGCGGCAATTGCTGCGTACAACTTAGGTATTAAAGACAAAGCACTAGAGTACGGGCAAAAAGCCTCAGCGCTTGACAGTTCAGACGCTCGTTTACAGAGTAACCTTGTATTTTATAATCGTATGTAGGAGGCGTTGTGCGAGCTTATAACCCCGGCGGTCGCTTCGACTCCGACTTTGAAACTAACGCTATTCTTGATGGCATTGCTTCAGACGTGCAAAGCCCAGCAGGAACGCTCGCAAAATGGTGGGTCTTTGATCCCGTACATACAGTAGAAGATCCAGTCTATGACGTAGGCGCTGCCACGGGCGGTCGTATGTGGCTTGGTCCGTTCGATCTACCTGTTGTCCGAGCCGTTATTACACAGGGCGAAATCGATATGTCTGAGCGTGGTTTCTATGCAGGGAACACCTTGCACCTTACCCTAGACGCTGAGCAAGTAGAAAGAATAATGCCAAATGTAGTTGGCAACCCACAATTAGAAGGTCGTGGGAGAATAGAGTGGTTGAATCAGATATGGAGACCTATCAAGGTTCAACAACGGGGAATTGTTAAAGATCGATATGCGCTCTTGTCTGTTGAATGTATTCAGGTAATGAGTGAAGAAATGGTTAATGATCCGCAGTTCCAGCAGTACGCTGGGTTGTACAGTCAGGCGCCTCTTACAAATGACCTACTTCCAGAACATAATAACTAAGGAGACAAATGGCACTCACCCATTCAGTTGTTGCGCTTAACAGTTCAACAGCAGTACAACTTAACGTAGATCCAACTATTACTGATTCCGTAACAGGAGAAAAAAATCCTACTTGGGCATACGGAACTATATCCGTGCAAAATGTTGATCCTTCAGCTACCGTTTATTTGGGAGCATCAACAGTGACCTCCTCCTCTTACGGAGTGAAACTTATTGCTGGATCTTCTGTAACTATCGATAGCCTAAGCCAAAGTTCAGCGTTATACGCTATCTCAACTGGGTCTTCAAATGTTGCTGTACTGATGGTAACAACAGCATGAGCATTAAAGTAAATAACATTAGTAACAATGCACCAGCCGTTCTTTACTATGGTGAGTTTTACGATACAACTACTCAAACTACTGGTGGAACTTCTACAGCAAACCTTATTACGTTTAATACAACAGACGTTGCAAAAGGCATTTCTGGGGGAACATCTGCATTAAGTGGAAAAATCATCGTTGCTAATGCTGGGGCATACGCTATAAATTTAGACGCCCAGATGTTTCTTAATGGTGGTGGCGGTGGAACTAACTTTACATTTTGGTATGCGGTAAATGGAAACAACGCAACTGTCTCTTCATATACATATAGCTTGGCAGTTTCTGGTGCACAAAACCTAGCAAGCATGCAAGACATTGCTGTCTTTAATGCTGGCGACTACATCCAACTTTATTGGTGGGCATCGACTAATACCTATCCTCAATTACTTAATACGGCTGCCGGAACCAACCCAGCCAGACCTGAAACAGCAAGTGTAAACTTAAGCATCTGGAGTGTTGGATAATGCCGTTTAAGTCCCAAGCCCAGAGACAATTTATGTACTCACAGCACCCAGAGATGGTAAAAGAGTGGGAGAATAAAACTCCCAAAGGAAAGAAACTCCCCCCTAAGGTCAAGAAGAAAGCGAAGAAAAAGTAATGTCAGATCTACTACCTATTGAGGGTGAAACAACTCCTAGTCATGATCACATCCATTTTGAACTACTAGGTGCGGATCCTGAACTTGAGGCAGCACGCCTCGCACAGATGGAAGCTGCTGATAAACTAGCTGCCGAAGTCGAACCAACTATTGAAGCGGGCAAGAAGGCTGAACAGGAACTTGAAGACCTTAAAGCAGATGCCCCTACAGAAGCTGATCTAAATCCACTCGAAGCGATCCGTAACAATACTACGGGGCTTATTAACTAAGAAAGGCAATACTATGTGCATGTCATGCGGTTGCAATAAGAAAAAAGGCGAAGCTGGATACGGCAAGGGTAAGAAGTCTGCACCAGCAAATATGAAGGGTGCTGCTAAGCCAGCTGCTGGCCTTAAGAAAATGGGAAAGAAGAAGTAAGTTGACGCACCACAAGAAAAAACTTACTAAGAAAGAGGACGAAAAAGCCGATCAAAAATTTATGAAAGGTATGTCCCCTAAGCAAAAAGAAGCATTTAAAAAAGAAGATAAGAAGATGGATGCAAAAAAGCCATCTGCTAAAGAAGATGCCAAAAAAGATGCGGCATTAGCCAAGAAGATCAAAAAGAAGTAATGACTTAGCCCCCGCAAGGGGGCTTTTTCATTTACCCTTGTAGTGTCCCCATGCGGGGGGCAAAGCACCACCCTTGCTAGAAGTACCTGCCACTCCGAAAGGAGCCTTTGCGATGTCTGCTACCTTGCGTAAGTCACAAGGTCATTTAGCATGCATTGCCGCAGGAGGAGTCACATATGTCAACTGACTTTGCTTCACTAGCACCAGCGGCCGCAAAACAAGCCGCAGATAAACTTGATCCAAAACTAAAACAGTCTGCCATGGCTAAAGGCTGGCATCATGAAATTGATGTTGTTGCAAAAGATGGCAAAGTCATGATCTCTTATCAAGAAGAGCAAGAGGGTGACATATTTGACGTCGAGTACGGCAACAAAGACGTTTCACCTAATTCTGTAATACGCCCTTTCATTTCTGGTTCTCAGGCAGCGCTTGCTGATTCTATTGCCGAGGCCGCTATTAATCATCTCTTTGATACGGGGATCTTGCCATGACAACTAATCTTGATAACGCCTTTATTTTTGCCGAGGATAAGGCACTTAAGACTTTAATGCAGGGTATTACAATATCTGATTTTGGATCAGCTCAACGACCATTAAAGGTTTACTACGGATACCCAGACGTAGAGCTTCGTACACAAGATTACCCATACATGGTTATGGAACTTTATGACATTAAGCAAGCTACTGATCGTCAAAGTTCGGGTATGTGGATAGATGACACTAACCGTGGAACAGTTGTATCTGACGGATCTACAACTTACGAGTATTACGCTCCTGTTGTTTATGATTTATTTTATCAACTAACTTCTTATTCACGTCACCCACGCCACGATCGTGCAATCATCTACTCAGTTTTAAATGAAAAGATCCCGGGTAAGTATGGGTTCCTACCTATCCCGAGTGCTAATGGCGACGGAACAACCGTTGTCCGACATATGTTTCTCGAAGGGTTCGTCAAGCGCGACCGTATCGAGGATGGGAGACGAGTATTTCAAAACGTCTTCAGCGTTAGAGTGATGAGCGAAATGACTCCTGCACAAGTTGCAGACGCCAGTTCGCCAGTCGAACAGGTCAACATTATCAATAATGGGGATATCCCCTCGGGCTTACAGTCGTTGTAATTCAATTTAACATCTACCAAGGAGATTAACTTATGGCAACATATTTACGCCCAGGAGTATACGTTCAGGAAACCCTGAACCCTATTCCATCCGTTGCTGGCACCTCATCACAGTCTGTCGCTGCATTCATCGGCGCTACCTATCAGGGTCCAACAACTCCGACTCTTGTAACATCATGGAGTCAATACCTTTCACTTTACGGTGGCTGGACAACTAACAACACTTTGCACTATGCAGTACTACTCTTTTTCTCAAATGGTGGAAGCCAGTGCTACGTTCTTCGTGTTGTTTCTCCATCACTAAGCGGCAGCACAGGAATTGCAACGCGTTCATTTAATGACCGTAATGGATCACCTGCAACTACCCTTACCATTCAAGCCGCTAACCCCGGCGCATGGGGAAATACCCTTTCTGTAACGATTACTAACTCTGTTACAACAGGGTATGTAAACCTTACAGTTGCTCAAACAATCGGAACAGCCGTAACAGTTCTTGAGTATTACACAGATTTAAGCATGGATTCAACCGATAATCGTTACATTATTCAAGTTATTAATTCTCAATCTAACTATATTGTTGCTATTGATAATGGTTCCTCTGCACCATTGTCACCTACTAACCTTCGTAACCCTGTTACAGCCAGCAATATCTTCTTGGCTGGAGGCTTGGATTACAACACAGGTGGAGCAATGCCTACAGCATCTGATATTACAAATGCTTTGTCTAAGTTGGATATTATTAACAGCTCTTTGGTTCTTAACATTCCGGGCGTAACTGATTATGTAGATGTCAACTCTGCTCTTAGTTATGCTTCAAATCGAGGAGATGTGTTTGTCGTTATTGATGGAATCAACGACACACCTGCAAATCAAATAGCACTTGCTCAGCAATACACAGCAACTAATTACGGTGCTGTTTATTACCCACCCCTTTACATTAAGGATCCAACAACTTCAGTTGCTGGAGCGACCCTAACTGTAGGTAATGGTGCTGCTGTTGCTGGTCTTTATATGAATACGGATGCTTCACGTGGCGTGTTCAAGGCTCCTGCGGGTCTTCAGGCTCGAATTGCTGGAACAATTGGTGTAGCCCCAATCAAGAACGCTGACCTAGATTCCTTGAACTCAGCGGCCGTACCTGTTAACGCAATTCGTTATATTCCAGGTTCTGGTGTAGTTGTAATGGGCGCTCGCACATTGCTTCCAGGAACAGTTGCTAAGTATGTACCTGTTCGTCGCACACTTATCTACTTGGAAAAAGCACTTAAGGATCTTACTCAGTTTGCCATCTTTGAGCCTAACGACGCAAAGTTGTGGCGTAAAGTTGAAGCAACAGTAGCAAGTTTCTTAACAGACTTCTGGCGTCAAGGTGGTCTTAATGGATCAACTCCATCAACGGCGTTCTTTGTAAAGTGCGACGCAGAACTTAACCCAATCTCTTTGGTTGATGCTGGTCAGCTTAATATTGAAATTGGCGTGGCACTACAGCGTCCTGCTGAATTCGTAATCATCAAAATCGGTCAGTTCGACGGTGGCGCCACCGTTACTGTCTCCTAAGGAAGGAAATAAATAATGGCAACAGATAGCGTAATTAATCGCTTCTCGTCCGCAGCTACAGATCCGCTACGCTCGTTTAGGTTCTATGTAGAGTTCTTCAACAATGCCAGCGGCGGCGGAAAAGCGGATTCAAAGATCGCTGACTTCAGCGGAGGCTTTGTGAACGTTAGCGGTTTGGGAATCAACACCCAGGCAATCGCTTACCGTGAAGGTGGCTACAACACCACTATCCATCAGATCCCTGGCATGACAACCTTTAACCCAATTACTTTGGGTCGTGGAGTTGTCTACAAGAATGATCAAGCAATCCGCTGGATGAAGTACCTCTTCGCAGCGGCTGCAGGAGATGGTCTAAACTTGGATACTACAACCAATACGGACTTCCGTTGCGACCTTAAGATCTACGTTTTGGATCACCCAAACGCAGCAGGATCTACTGCAAATACCGAAGTCGCGGGAGCAACATCTTCTGATGGTAATAAGCCAATGATGGGCTTCTACGTACACAACGCGTGGATCTCAACATTGAACTACTCAGATCTTGACGCAGGTGGCAATAGCATCATGGTAGAAACCATGGGCTTAGTTCACGAGGGCTTGTCCGTATTCTATACAACCTCAGATTACAAGCCAATCGCACTAGCGTAACCAACACAAACAAGGAGCATAAAACGTGGCAGAAGAATTAAACTCAAGCGCCGCCGCTATTAACGCAGCGGTAAAGGCTTTAGAGTCCGAAGAAATCGTAGTTCAATCCGTAATAACTGAAACGCCTTCTGATACTGAAGTTGCCCTACCCGGTGGTTTTATTAACCGGGAGGGTGCTTTAGTCAAGTATGCAGAAGTTCGAGAATTAAACGGTGCAGACGAAGAGACTATTGCACGAGCAGGAACTACTGGACGCGCCTTATCGGTGATGCTTCAGCGAGGACTTATCGCGCTTGGTCAAGAACCAACTACAAAGGAAGACTTAGATACGTTGCTTGCGGGAGACCGTGATGCAATCCTCCTAGGTATTCGACGCGCTACTTTTGGTAAGGATATTACGTTTGAGGTCACTTGCCCACATTGCAGTATCCGTCAACCAGTAGAAGTGGATATCAGCAAGGACATCCCAGTTAAAGAACTTAAAGATCCTATTGAAGATCGTTCTTGGATTCATGAATCCTCAAAGTGGGGACCTGTTCGCGTTAGCCTTCCTAATGGAGTCACACAACGTAAGTTGTTAGAGAATTCCGAGAAAACTGCAGCGGAACTTAATACAATTTTACTAGCGGGATGTATTACATCAGTTGGAACTACCCCTTCGATGGGCGCTTCAACTGTGCTAAAGCTTGGCTGGAAAGATCGAGAAATGATCGTAGATCAAATCTTAGAACGCAACCCAGGTCCACGACTTGGGGAGGTGAAAAAGGGCTGTGAGTCATGCGGCGAGGATATTACTTTGTCGTTGACCCTAGCCGCAATGTTTCGCGTATAGCGAAGCAGATTACGTAAACCTATTGGACCAATTTGAAGCACTAACACGGAGCTATACAGGATGGACATTGACGGATATCCGATCATTGTCAAGTAGAGAACGTAAAAACTGGATTCAACGAACGGGACGTAGGTGATTTTAAATGGCTGGTGACGTTGGCTCAGCAATGGGTATCGGTGGCTCGGGCGGCTTATTTAGCCGTAAGACCGAGCTTGTTGCCGACCTCACTTCTGCCTTTAAAACACTAAACGCAGAACTTACAAAGACTCGTGATCTTTCTGCTCAAATAGCAAAGAACATGAAGGGTTCATTTCCCGGTGGCGGTGGAGATGGTGGAAACCTTCTTGAAAATTCCCTGCAACAATCTACGGGAACTCAAACTCCTGAGGGTGATACCAATAATGGTAGTTCCAACATTCTTGGAAAATTGGGCGCGGTTGCCAAAATTATTGGCGGCATTGGAAAGATCGCTGGCGGTCTTACCATGGGTGCTATGGGAGTTCTCCCAAGCGTCAATGACACACTTGATGCCCAGACTTTAACTGGTCAAGTAGGCGCTGCTATGGGTGGCGGTTACGGTGGTGCGCGTAGTCGAATCATGCAAATGATGGGTCAAGGAACCTACATGAACATGAACGACGCTGCTCAAGCTGCTATGTCTGGTGGAGCATACGGTCAAAGTATGGCGTATGGAAATGCTGCTAAAAGTTATAACGCATTATCTTTATTTAGCCCCGGCATGTCTGGTGGGCAGATGGCGTCTACTGTAACGGGAATGAATCAAGGCGCCAACGTTAACATGGCGCGCATTATTGGAATTAACATCCGTGATAAAAAGGGCATGATGCGCCCAATCCCAGACATTGTTAATGATCTGTGGAAGTACTTAGAGGCAAATAAAAGATCTGCTGGAGCAATCACCCCGTTTGATTTAGATGAGTCTCTTCAACCGGGTGGAGCACTTGACTCTATCCTTAATACTTATTTTAGCGGAACAGACGCTAACACCAGAACAGCCATTGTTAACATGTTACGTGCCAAGGCTATGGGTGCGCCACTAACTAAGGCTGGCGCTATGAAATCTGGTATTAACAACGCTAATCTTGAATCTGGCGCTGCTCGAGAAGCTTCTAAATATGGATCCGGTTCTGGTGGCGCTGGATCAGATATTTTGTCTGGATATCGTAAAGCAAATACTGCTATTTCTGATATCAATAATGCCTTTGAAAAACTTTCTAAAAATCCTCTTGTAAAGATGCTTCTTGAAGGCAAGGGCTTTATGGATACCATGGGAGCCAACGGTGGTGGCGGACTTATTGCTGCTGGTGGCGCTGCATTAGCGCTCGGTGCCGGGGGAATCTTTAAAGCGGGTAAAGGAATTGTTAACTGGTTTAAAGATCGTGGAAAAAGCGCGGAAAAACTTGTTGAAAAAGAAGGCAAACAAATTGGCAAAGAAGCCAAGAATATTGGTAAAGAAGTTGCCAAATATGGTGAAGAGGGAGTTAGCGCTACGGAAGAAGCGCTTCCAGCAATTGAAGAAGGCGTTGCTATTGCTGGTGAAGAGACCGTAGGAGCCGTTGCTGATACGGTTACGTTTGGTGGAGGAACCGTTGCTGCTACCGCACTTGCTGCTGGTACTGCAGCGTGGTTTGCAAAACAACAGTTAGACAAGAAGCATAAAAAGGATCTTGAGAAAAAAGCTGCTGAGGCTAAAAACCCAGTAAAGCCACACATCACCCCTCCAGCAACTCCAAAGGTAACACCTCCTCCTCCACATGTTGTACCTGTGCCAGCAAACCATCCTGCAGCCACAGCACATATTGCGCCAGCGGTTGCTTCACACGTTGAAAAGGCTACGCCTCAAGCACACGCGGCCGCAACTACCCCAGCACCACATGCTGGAAAGTCAACACCAGCCCCAACAAAATCTACGGCTGGAAGTGTTGTTAATAACTATGGTGGTGTAACAATCAATATTAATGGAACAGGGAAAGTTGATCCTAAGCAACTTGCTGCGGATATTAAAACAATTCTTGATGCAGACAACATTAGAGCAAAGGCAATGGGTAATTAATGGTTAGCAAAATTACTTTAACAACAAGTTCAACAGCGGGAGCTGCAAACCTTAAAAAAACAAAAGTTGCATCAAACTCTTCTGCGCTATCCTTGGCTGCAAAAAAGCAAGCGTCGTTAAAAGCGGCTGCAGCTGTAACCTCAAAGAGCGTGGTTGCAAATGCGGGAACTGGTAAGGTGACTCCTCCGTCTGCCCCAGATGTTAACTATAAGTGGAACCTTCCGCCCCATCAGTGGAGTCTTCCTGTCACACCCGCTTATATAAATAACTTTGCTGAGGATAACTCTGGAAGTAATACCCCGGGAGTCTCTAACCCAACTGCTAAGCCGGGAGGAAACGACGATAAGTATCGACGTGGTCGAATCTGGTGGTGGTACAGTGAAAGTGACCCATATGTGACTTCTCATGGTGCCAGTGCCTCTGAGCAACTTAATGACAGAAAGTATGGCTTTCAGTTTTTATGGAACCCAGAGACATGGTCTAACAGTGTTAGCCTAAATACTTCGGTAACTCCTACCCCCATGGATCAATGGGCAGGTGCTGTTGGAGCATACCCAGCAAATCAATCAGTATCTTTAAGCCTTCGCCTTGATCGAACAAACGATTTTGCTTGCATGCGGTCTTTGTACACAGCCGATTATTCAACTGGAAATTTAACAGGTACAGCAAAACAAGAACTTTCAAAAATGGCTTCCTATTACAATGGGGGCTTTCAGGCTAGCGCTGAAGACGTTCAAAATCAGTTGTTAGACTTGATGAAACGTGGAACCATGGCTGACATCGAGTACCTATACCGTGTAGTTAATGGTGGTGGGTGGTTTAACGTTGCTGGAGTTGAAACGTCAGATATTGGATATCTACCTGCAACCTTAATTCGTTTTGACCTAGGGCCAGCAAGTTATGTTGGTTACATTAACTCTCTAGCCGTAAATCACTCTGCGTTTAGTCAAGACATGACGCCTATTAGAACTGACATTGATCTTGGTATCAATATTATGGCTTCTGCTTCCGTTGCTAACGGAAATACCTCTAACGTTATTCCAACAAAATAAGGAGTTACGATGACTATTTATCAAGGATCTAGATATGAGTACTCCACAGTAGACTTCTTTTCTGTTACTGAAGGCGGAAACGAGAACCCAGTTGTTTTCTATGAGTTTCAACCAATTGGAAAGATTTCATATCGAGAATATACATGGGTTTTTGGAGATCGAATTGATCTTGTATCCCACCAGTTTTACCATCGACCGGACCTTTGGTGGTACATCATGGAAGCAAACCCTGAGGTAAAAGACCCAAGCAACATACCTGCTGGAACGGTACTGAGGATTCCAAGTGTCAGCAGCTAATTATTTTACCGTTAACTTTCCTTCTTCGGATATGCCAGCCTCCCGTGTAGCCGAAGTTGATCTTTTTCAAGAGCGCTTTAAGCATGACTATGCGCGTGTTCGTTTTCGTGACTGGAACACCGCCTATGACAGCATTCGACCGGGCTCACCTATGAAATTAGTTTTTAAAGACCGTACATCTTCTAAGGAATTTGTAGGTTATGTTCACCATATAGAGCACAACTTTGCACCGGGTTTAAACTACACCGATGTATTTTTTATTAGTGCTTCTTATGCGTTAAAACAGCCTTCACAAAAAGTTTACAAAAATGGTACCGCGGATCAAATTGTACAGAGCATTGCTAAGGATTTTAACTTTGCTTGGAACACAGTACCTCATCCTCGGGTGTTCCCTCAGATTGCTCACGCTGGAGTTAGTGCATGGGACTTTTTAAAAAAGTTGGCTCATCATACGGGCTATTCACTCCGTGTAGAAAATACAACTATTCATTTTCAACCTGTAACTACACAGTTTAATCAAAATAAAATAACAGCCCCAACGTTTAATATGCGCTCTCAGTCTAACCCTGCAGGATCTACCCTTTACTCTTTTAAACTTATTGCTGGTGAATCCCTAGATCAAGCGGGGGAAATGAAAGCAGCGACTGCTGTAAGCGGTGTAGATAGAAACACAGCAAAGGTTATTCAAGTAACCAACCAAGCTAGAAAGACACCGCTTCGTCCCCGGTTTCAACCAGAATTTTTTGATGCTTTTGCTCATAACACCGTCGCGTCTGATATTGCTATGGCAAAGTCTGAGGCTGAGGCTGTAGATGAAAGAACTAGGTTTGCCTACCGTGCAGAAGCCGAAGTTATTGGAACCCCAAACCTTTCTCCCGATCAACCTGTCTACATGGATGGTGTTGGAAAAGATTACTCGGGCTATTGGGTTGTCCTAGGCGTTCAACACAAACTTATTTCTACAGCCTACAACGTTCAGCAATACACAACTATTTTGCAACTGGGATCAGATTCATTAGGAAAAACCGCAAACCAAGGTGGCGTTTTTACAAATATGGTTGCTAGGAACATTGTTCCTGGGGTTCGTCAAACTTCTATTAAACCAGTTAACCAGCTTAAGCAAGGAATTCCTAGCCCCTCTAAAAATTCTTCAGTTGGTTTTGGTAAAGTTATGAATAGAAACGCTGGGTCTGCTGTTAATGCAAGTCAGGCTGTAGTGGCAAGCAAATGGACTAATCCGTCTGGAAGTTTAAACACTACAACGGTTGTAAATTCTAGGCCCGCGTCGGTAGTTAGGAGACTAAAAGCCAATGGATACATCTAAACTTTTTTATGGTATCTACCGCGGGATTTGTCAAGAAAATAATGATCCTTTACTTAAAAATAGAATTAAGTTACAAGTACCTCAAGTTTTGGGACAGGCCGTTACTGATTGGGCTTACCCATGTCTTCCAGTAACTAACAACTCTAATCACCCTGACCATGTAGCACACTTAGCCTCTGACGTAGCGGCGTTGCTTACAACATCAGTTTCTAATACAGGCTCTGGTGGAAGCCCGTCTCATACGCATTCAATTCCCGCATTAACGGTAGTTGCAAAAGCTGGGGCAGGAACTCTTAAGCATCCACATCAAACTACGGCAACCCCGTCTAAAAAATGGAACTCTGCGTCAGGGCAAGCGTACAACGATGCGGCTAATACATACGAGCACACACCACATAGAACTGTTCCGGATCTCAAACAAGGAGTTTGGGTTATGTTTGAAGGCGGAGATCCAAATCATCCCGTCTGGTTAGGGGTTTTCTAATGGGTGTTGCATTCTCTTTACCGTTTGCAGTTAACTCTGGTGGCGGAACAAACGTCACTGACAATGAACGAAAGCAAGTTATGGATCGAGTCATTGCTACCTTAATGACTCCTGTAGGAACACGCGTCCAGCGCCCAACGTTTGGGACAGAGATTCCAAATCTTGTATTTGATAACGAGAGCGATGCCTTAATCAGGGCAACCGAAGCGGTGACCGCAGCTTTCGCTACATTTTTAACTGACCTTACTTTGATCCATGTAGATACAAAAATGGATACTGTGAATACAGACGATATGGTTCTTATAATAACGGTAGACTATAAACTTCCAACAAAAGTAAATGACCAAGTAACGCTTAAAGTTGGATCGTTTACTCGATCTGGCACGCTGATTCAGGAGATCCAGTAATGGCTAATTACATCCCGCAAGTAGACTTTACCTCGCGCGATTACCCAGCAATTCGCGATGATCTCTACGCGTTGATCCCTATCTTTGCCCCAAATCTAACAACCAGAGACCCAGCAGATTTGGCTATTGCCATCCTTGAGGTTTTTGCTCATATGGGCGACGTATTAAACTTTTATATTGACCGTGCAGCAAACGAGGCGTTTATTAGCACGGCAAGCCAAAGAACTAGCGTACTTGCCATTGCCAAAATGCTTGGGTATACGCCAACAAATACGAACCCAGCGTCTACCACTTTGTATTTTACAAATAGTACCTTTTCTGCCGTTGATATCCCGTTGGGAACTCAAATATCTAGTACAGCAATTGTTAATGGTTCTAACACGGAAGTAGTTTTTGAGACCTCTTCTGATGTGGTTATTCCAGCAGCGACATATGCTGGCGATGGTGTGACCATTGTTTCTGGATCAGCCTCAGTTACCGCGGTGCAGGGTCAAACTGCATACAACGAATCTATCGGGCCATCTGACGGAACCGCTGATCAAACGTACTCTTTACTGAATCAACCAGTTATTGAAGGAAGTATTAACGTAAATGTTAGTGGGACGCAGTATAACTACGTTCAATACCTCCTTGAATCGGCGGGAACAGACCCCGCGTTTACAACTACAGTAGATGCTAATGGTGTAACAAGCGTTGTATTTGGTGATGGCGTAAGCGGTAGAGTCCCTCCAGCAAACTCAAGTATCCTTGTTACCTACCGTTATGGCGGTGGTTCTTTTGGTAACGTAAATGCTGCAACAATTACAAACTTTATTTCACCAATTTCTGGTGTGACAGTAACTAACCCAGCAGCGGCAACAGGTGGCGCAGATGCCGAGTCCACAGACTCTATTCGAGTTAACGCTCCCCTTGCAACAAGCGCAGTTAACCGGGCTGTGACACTCAACGATTATGCAGCTCTTGCTGTTCAGGTATCAGGTGTTGCAAAGGCTAGTGCCTCGGGATCGGTTTATTCAAGTATCAACCTTTTTATTGCGCCAAATGGTGACACTGGTTTAGACGCTTATGGAAACGTGAGTACCGCGTTTACAAACCTAGGAACTAAATTAAATACATTCTTTACAGGAAAAACTCCTCCAAATGTGTCTATTACTTTACAGCCACCTACGTTTGTTGGCGTAAATATTACTGTAATCGTACAGGCGCTCCCACAATACAGAAACTCATCTATTGTTACTAGTGTTACGGCAGCGCTTCAAAGCCTTCTTGCTTTTGATAATGTGACGTTTAATGACAAGATCACAGTTCATGATATTTATGCGGTCTTATCAGCAGTAGACGGTGTGTATTCTTCAAATATTGGGCTACTTGTACGCGCGGACGCCTCCCTGCAAAGTGGTGTTGGCGACCTAAGTTTTGCTGTAAATGAAATTCCACAAACTGGAACCTTAAATATCGTCTCTACTGGCGGAATCAACTCGTAAAGGATAAATAAATGACAGCCACATACCCAGGATCCGTATTTCCGTTTACTACCAAGGTAGACAACACTGAAACCATTTACGCTGCCGATATTAATAACATTCAAAATGAAGTTATGGCAATTGAAAGCGTTGTTGGCTTAACCCCAGGAACATCTGTTACCACATATGCAAATCCAACAGGATCTAACCCAGTTTATAACCCAACAGCGTTTACTTACCCATCATTAACTGCTCGCTTAGCAAATATTGAGCAGGGTATTGTTCAAGACGTTCACACGCAGTACGTGCACCGAACTGGTGGAGACGTTATTACTAATTCATCGGCTTCAAATGTCGGTTTAACTGTTACTGGTGCGTCTGGTCAGACTGCAAACCTGCAAAACTGGACAAATAGTTCTGGAACAGTAGTTGCTTCCATTTCAGCTAATGGATCTTTATATGCGTCTGCAATTACTTCCAATGATATTAACAATGCCCTAGTTCTTGGAATTTTTGGATAACAAATGGCAATTTATGGCGTTTCCTATTATGGAACAGGAGTTTACGGTACTAGCAACTTTAGCGTTGCCTACAGTGCTGAGCCTTTTACCTCTGCTTCTATTGGTTATAACACTATTAACCTTAGTTGGAACGTCCCAACAAGTAGCACTGCTGCGGATTGGTCTCTTTTAAAGTTAGTAAGAAACAAATATGGTTTTCCACTGTCTATTGAAGACGGTGATGTGATTCTTACTGCCACTAAATCAGGAACTCCAAATACGTATACTGATAAAGGTCAGGTGCCAAATAATGTTGGTTTACAGTCTGGCGCTGCGTATTACTATAGTATTTTTGTTTATTCGACTACCCTAAAGCAGTGGCAATTATCCGGTCAAGTTTCTGGTGTTTCGGTAAAACAGTATAACGGTCAATCAAGTTATGACATGTTGCCAAATATTTACAAAACAACAGATCTGACGTCTGGATTAGGCGGGGTAGATAATACAGACTTGCAAAGTTACTTAAATATCTTTGATTTTTATTTAGACTTTTTACACACGCATGCTGATTTTGCATGGAATACGTATGATATTAATAGTACATATTACCCGTTGCTTCCAGTGATGTTTCAACAATTTGGTTTAAAGTTTGAACCTGAATTAGGTTACCAGCGTTCCCGTGCAGAACTAGCAAACGTGGCGTTGATTAACCAACTTAAAGGATCAACAAACGGCATTAGCAATTACATTAAAACTTTTAGTGCTTATGAACCAATTATTAATGTTAACAACAATCTGATGCTTAGTTATGACGACTCCTCGTTTGAAAGTGGCGTCGGACATTGGAACGCTTTTGATACGAGTATTACTGGCCCTAGTTTAAATCAGTGGCCAATAACAAACGAAACTCCTTCGGTACCACCTTTCCAAGAAGGAACGCTAGTTGCTGTTGGTAGCCCTAACTCTAATTTGGGTGTTCTACAAGTAGAACTTAATTACCCTGAAGACGCAGAATTTGCATGTGGCTACACAGATCCAAAAAATCAAGGGATCCCAATTACTGCTGGTAGCACCTACACGTTCTCTATGTATACCTTTGCTGGGTCAACCCCAAGAAGCATTGGAACAAAGCTCTATTGGTTTGATCAAAACGGTGTTTCATTGGGCGCTAGTTCCGAAGTAAAAGTCAATAACACCACAGGTTATTGGGGAACTCGTCTAAGCGTGACAGGCGTTGCTCCGGGATTCAAGGGTAGCGTTATTTCAGCTGCCGTTACCCTAACTAATGTTGCTACGCTTACGCTTTCAGCAAACCATAATTTAACTGTAGGCTCTATTGTAAAAGTAAGTGCTATAGGTGCACCATTTGATGGATCCCAAACAATTACTGCTGTAACAAGTAATACTATTTCATATGCAGTTACTAGCACAGTAAGTACTGCTCAAACGGTTAATGGAGTAATTATCTCTGCTACTACTAGTCCTGCATACTACGCCGTACCTTCTATAAAGATCTACGGCGGCGTCGGAAGTGAATACCATTACTTTGACGCGGGTCAATTTGAACTTGGGTCATCCGCAACGTCATTTAAAGATGCTCGAGGTTTATTGATCACACTAAAAGCAAACCGAGTTAATGAAATAACTAATCCTAGTTTTGTATCAGGAATTGCTCCTTGGACAGTAACTAACGGCACTGCGCTTGTTGATTTAACAAACTTTGAGTCTGACACTAGCGCAAGCTATCAATCAGCAAAACTTACTGCTACTAGTACTTCTCCCCTTACTTTTAAATATGATAATTACATCCCTATTCTTGGTGGGTTGTACTACACACTAAGTGCCTATGTACAAACAAACTACACAGGAATTTATACCTCTGACAAACTTGGGTATATGTCTATATCTTGGTATGACTCGTCTAATGCGCTTATTAATACAGTAAATGATACTGTTCATCCTTGGTCGGAATACTACACGCCTACTACTTATAGTATTAGTGGTGGATTGATGACTATATACTTTGAAAATGATCTAGCAGCTGGGATGTCAGTTAGCCTTATTAATTTTGTTAGTGGTATTAATGGAAATTACTCCATTGTTTCTACAACCGTTGACTACATAACAGTGTACGTATCTCACGCAGATCTACCTTTAACAACAGGAACGAACGGAGAATTAATCCAAAATAAAACTGGTGATTTTTCTCGGTTCTCTTACTCCCAGCAAGCTCCGAATAATGCGGCATATGCAAAAGCTGCGCTTGTGTGGTCTAACCCAACAACAGGAACTTCGCCAGCAAATAACCTTTGGGTTGACTCAGTACTGTTTGAACAAGCGTCTGTAATGTCTGACTATTTTGACGGTTCAGGCGGATTTAGTTCTCCGTCGGATCTATTTTGGGAGGGAACAGTGGCGGCCAGCCGAAGCCACTATTACAGGAACTATACGTCCTCCTACGGACGCCTTAAGTTGGATTTGCCAAATTATGTTATGAATGGCACTACTTTCCGCCTTTTGATAGCACAGCCGGGAGTCCTAGGCTAAGAATTAGACGCAATGGGCTGACCTATGTATGCTGACCACCTCTCAGAGGAGGAAGCATGGCAAAAGAGAAGTTCATCATTGTTGCTGGTTATGGGGAAACAACCAGAACTAACGTAGAAGCCTTATTAGAAGACTATTTCATGGCGTACAAACGTTCGCACGTTTTAGTGTTGCCATTTGAGGATCGACCAAGCCAAGGTCAGATATATGCCCACCAGATTGCTACTGGGCTTAACATCCCAACCGTGGTGCTCTCAAAACCAAATACCAACTTGACTCAGATCGGCGGGGCGACCCTGTCGGAAACGTCTGACCCATACCAAGCCATTGTGGACGACTTTTCTGGGGAGGAAGCTGAGGCGTTTATTCTGTGGTCGGAAAGTGACCCACATTGCTTAGCCACCCTTTCCGCGTGCCAAGAGGCTGGGATCCCTTCATTAGACCTTTGCCTAGGTTTGGCTGAAATTAGCCCTGTAGAGGGCGTTAAAGCCTTTGAGAAGCCTGTTGAGGATCCAACCCTAGATGAGGAGCCTGAAGCGCTCACAAAGCCAGAGGTGCTAGATTTCGCCCTGCCAGAGACCACCCCAGAAGTTGCTATGGACTACATCAGCGAGCGCCTGAAGGTCATCAAGAAAGCTATTAAGGAAATCGAAGAGGCCCTGTGAGCAGACTTACCGTAGAGGAGCATGGACTTCTCCATCTCCTATGGGCGGATAAGCCCACGGTGATCAACGAGTTTTCTGTTAGCAAGGAGTATGAGCTTTCTACCTACAAGGCGAGGAAGCTGCTTAAGGGGATCCGAGAAAAGGGTTACATTAAACTTTTGACCAATAAAGTCAATGATGGGTTTATCCGGCAAAACATTTTTACTCAAGCCACGGAGATTTTGTTTGGAACGGCCGAGGTGATCTTTCAACCTGTGGAAGTTTCCGAACTTGTTGCAAATGTTCAAAACCAACCGATAGGTTCAATGGGGTCTATAGAACTTTATAGTTCTTATGAATCTATAAAGAAAAAGCACGCGAACGAAGTTCGCGATGAGGAAAACGACGAATTCGAGGTGCGATTCATGCCTGATCCATTATTAAGTTCCGCCCGCGCCAAATCCGACTGGCAACTTGAGCAGGAGGATTCTTTTAAAAAGTCGGCTTTGCAACGTGAAAAGGAGAAAGCGGATGCATGGCGGTATAAGCAAGAGCGACAGCACGAAAGCGCAAAAGACACGCGTTATAAGAAACCACGAAACACTTGGGGAACCCAGGATATTTTCTACCACTTCATGGATGAATGTCGAAACCATTTCAACATTAGCATCACTGAAGTTAACAAAACTGGCTTTGTTTCAGCGCTACGCCTAGCCCGTACTAAGTACAGCACTAACGGAGAAATCGAATGCAGAATGCTGGAAATTCTGTTTACCCAAATCGAGATCGATCAATTTAAGACCGCGGATGCTGTTTGGAAGTTTTTCATTTATCAGTTCAGCCAACTAGCGTCTATGGCTAAAGACGAGTACATTTCCCCTGATCAACAGGTTGAGTATGATCGCTTGCGCGAGATTCAATCTAAGAAGTTGAAGGCAGAACTAGCGAAGGCACGGGGAGAAAATGTATAACCTTGACGATCTAAAGTTTCGTAGACAATCATGGGTACAGTCTTCTCAGATTCCTCCAAAGTACATTGGCAGAGAACTAAGCGACTGCACCGAGATTTCTCCCAACGACATGGATGACATTTTGACATGGATGGATCTTGTTAAGTCAGGGAAAGTTATTGATGTTATGGGCACCGATCTTGCGGGTAAAGGGCTTGCGCTTTTTGGAGCGCCCGGTCAAGGAAAGACGACCGTAGCGGCCGCCCTTGTTCAAGATCTTATGCGTACCGTTAGCCTTGATGTATTCCCGTTTAATGCTACCCAACCAGTGTTTTTTACTACTTACGTTAAGTTAGTAAACCTTCGCGGGTATTTGATGAGCGACTACGTTGAGGGTACTAAAGAAGCCCTATGGGAAAGCATTATGGGTGAGTCAAAAACAGAGTCTAGAAACATTAAAGTTCTTGTTATTGATGACCTCGGAAAAGAATTTCAATCTGCATCTGGGTGGCAACGTTCCATCATAGATGAGGTTCTTCGTTCTAGATACTCAAACTGTCTTCCAACAATTATTACTTCAAATCTTCCAACGGCTGAGTGGGTGAAATATAATTCAGCACTGGCTAGCTTTGCACAAGAAGCGTTTGTCAATATTCAGGTAAAATCTACGCAAGGAGATCTACGAGCGCGATGAGGGGAGTACCTGTGGAAGAGGGCATACGCCTGTTACAGATCTTTTTAAGTCCAACAGGTAATCCTGGCCCTGGAATCTTTGAGGTTTGTATTAAACCCGGCGGTGCTTTAACCTGTACATGCTCAGGTTACAACGGTAGAAAGACATGTAAGCACACCCGTTTTGTTCAGAGTAGGATAGATTCACACGGAGGAACTTATCCTCACGAGATTTCTACGCGCACAACTCCAGAAGATGCACAAAAAGCAGAGGACTCTGACGAAGCGTTTAGGGACTTCATTATTAAATTTGGAAAAATAGAGGTGTTCTAATGTACAAGGGGGATATAAGCAATGAAATCCCCATGCGTGTACTAGTAACAACCGATCTATTTATTGACACGCAGATTTCAGACGTAAAAGAAAAAAAACTTTTTAAAACAAAGATCACACGCAAAACCCATGCTCAAGTACGAGCCGACCTTCTAAGCCGTTTATGGCTTTATAACGATCGCACACCTTACACGCTCGAGTGCGTCTCCTACACGTTTGACGCCGAGCAGATGATAAAACTAGAAGAACAACTCGATGTTGCAGGAACCAATCCTTTCAGGTACTTTACGTCCTACAGTTCAATGGATCAGTTAATCAAGACCCTCCCATATAGACCAGAAGTTTTGGGGGTGATAGATAAACCTGATAGATTGCTCAGATACGGACACTGGGGAATGGATATGACACGTTTATGAATATTGAAAGCAGATTACTCAGTAAAGCGATTATTGATCGCGACCTAACAACGCTGTTTGAACGCGGTGTAGGAACTAGTTGGTTTAACGATGAGACCGACAAGAAGATTTGGATTTTTGTTAAGCAACACTTTTCTACATATGGTGAATCACCAAGCCTCGAAGTAATTAATACTAACTTTCCTACTTATACCCCCGTACCGGGCGAAGACTCCATTCACTATCTTTTGGACACCCTATTACAACGTCGACGCGAAAACGTCATTGCTTCAGCCGCTGGAGAGATCGTTAGCAGTATTGAAGGTAAAGATTATGCAAACGCCCTTAACGCAATGCAGAATTCCCTTATCAAGTTGGAACTTGATGGACTAAGTAAAACCGATGACGTAGATATTACAAAGACTGGCGAGGCTCGTTGGCAACGTTACTTAGATCGAAAGAAGAATCCCGGCGGGCTTCTAGGTCTTCCAACAGGTTTTCCTACAATTGATAAGGCGACTCTTGGTCTACAACCCGGTCAGTTGATTGTTATTACTGCTACACCTAAAACAGGTAAGTCAACCTTGGCTATGCAGATGGCATATAACATCCATAGAACTACTGAAATGGTTCCTATGTTTTATTCTTTTGAAATGAATAACAACGAGCAGGCCGATCGATATGACGCTATTGCAGCTCGTGTTTCTCAATCTCGTTTACTTACGGGTGATCTTAACGCTCCTGACGAAGCGCGATTAAAGCGAACCTATGACACAGCGTCTCGCTTTCACAACGGGTTCTGGTTGGTGGGTTCTGCTTCTGGCACAACCTTGTCCGGGGTAGTTGCAAAGATGCAAATCCACCGACCAGACATTGTTGTCATTGACGGTGTTTACTTGATGACAGACGAAATAAGCGGAGAACGTGACACTCCACGTGCATTAACTGCCTTGACTCGTGGGTTTAAATTGCTTGCTCAAAAGTATAAAGTTCCGATTATTTTGACTACTCAGGCGCTAGAGAAGAAGAAAGAGAACGGTCGCGTTACCGCTAACTCAATTGGTTACTCTTCATCGTTTTTCCAAGACGCCGACGTTGTCTTTGCCCTTGAAGTAGACGATACATGGGCAGATACCACCCGCAAACTTTCTATTGTGGCAAGCCGTAACTCAGGACCTGGGGAGGTTGACCTCCGTTGGGACTGGGCGAACGCAACGTTCCGTGAGTTGGTTATTGAAGAGGACGACATTTGACCACCGACGAACTAATCCGCATCCTTGACACCCTTAATATTGAAACTACCAATACCAGAGGGTCTGAGGTCAATGGCTATTGCCCCGGTCACTTGGGTCGTACAGGTCATATAGATCGTAATCCCTCATGGTGGATCAACGCCGATACTGGAGCACATATTTGTTTTTCATGTGGCTTTAAAGGCGGACTTAACTTTCTAATCGCTTACCTCAATGGAACACCGATAGAGCAATCAGACGATTGGGTGACATCCACATTAGGCAAGCGATTAGAAGCAGCGTTAAAACCTAAGCCAAAGCCCAAAGAAGAATATTTTTCTTTGACTGAGGCAAACCTTGCAGCATTTGTTGACGTACCCCTAGAACTTCGGAAGTCACGAGGCTTAACTGCCTCCGCAACAACTTTTTACGAGATCCTTTACGACAATCAGAAAGAGTCATGGATCCTTCCTATACGCGACCCGCATACTAATAAGTTGTGGGGTTGGCAAGAGAAGGGGGTCTTTAATCGTTACTTTAAAAATTTTCCCGCAGGTATCCATAAAAGCAAAGCTCTTTTTGGTTACAAGAACGTTCAACAGTTTGATCAGATGGTAGTTGTCGAGTCCCCACTCGATGCGGCCAGGTTGATGTCCGTAGGTGTGCACGGGGGCGTGTCCACCTACGGCTCAATTATTTCTATTGATCAATTAAACCTTATTCGTGGGGCAGGCAAGATTATTTTTGCTTTAGACAACGACGACGCTGGTAAAGCCTCGTCTGAGGAAATGCTGAAGAAGTCTAAAGAGTTTAATTTTGAATGTTGGTTTTTTAACTACCGCCACACTGATCAGAAAGACGTAGGTGGTATGAGCAAGGAAGAGATTGAGATAGGTTTAGCAAACGCTAAGCATTCACTACACGGGAGAAGAGCACTATTATGATTATTGGATTATCTGGTTATGCACGTTCCGGAAAAGATACAGTAGCAAATATCCTTGTAGAAGATTATGCGTTTGAACGCATAGCGTTTGCTGATCCTATTAGAGAATTACTTTTACAAATCAATCCTTTTGTTATTGATAATACTCGTATTTACGACTACGTTGAAGAAAACGGTTGGGAGTTAGCAAAGGCGCACCCAGAAGTTCGACGCTTACTTCAGTCCCTTGGAGTTTCCATGCGAGAGGTTGTTGATTCCGAGATTTGGATTGAAACGGCTTTACGCAAAATGGAATACGGAAAGAATTACGTTATTAGTGATGTCCGGTTCCTTAACGAAGCAAACATGATTGATCAATTTGAGGGTCAACTTTGGAGAGTAGAACGCCCCGAAGTTATTGCTACCAACAGTCACATATCAGAATCGGCTTTGGATAATCATGGGTTTAGCCAGATTATTGTTAACGATGGTTCCATTGAAGACCTCAAAGAAAAAATTACGTCTTTTACTTTGGCGGCGCAAAACTAATGTGGTCATGGGTACTTGCTATTGTAGGAACCACAGGCATCTTTGTCGTAGGTAGCAAGACTATTTGGGGTTGGTTTTTGTTACTGTTTAATGAGTGCCTTTGGTCTATCTATGCTGTTACTTCCCACCAGTACGGCTTCATATTTGCCTCCCTAGCCTATAGTGCTGTATACATACGCTCCTATCTGCATTGGAGAAAAGGAAATGACATTTAAAGGCTCCCTGCTTCCTTACCAACCCTACGCAGTTGACAAGATGATTGCTCGTAATAAGATTCTTGTTGCTTACGATTTAGGGCTAGGAAAGACAGTAATTACTATTGCTGCGCTTGAGAAGCTGATGGACAGAGGATCTATCCGGGAGCCGGGAATGGTTATCTGTCTTTCCAGCCTTAAATATCAATGGGCTAACCAGATTGATAAGTTTACTGAGGGATCCTCTAAAACTATAGTTATTGATGGAACCCCTAAGCAACGCGCCGCTCAATACGAGGAGGCGTACAACTGGAAAGAATCACACGTTGATTACGTGATTATGAACTACGAGCAGGTAGTAAACGACTGGGAGAGCGTTAAAAGACTTCCACGGGGGTTTGTAGTACTTGACGAAGCCACCGCTATCAAATCCTTTAGATCTAAACGTTCAAAGGCTGTAAAGCGACTCAGCAACGTTCAATACAAGTTTGCCCTTACAGGAACCCCAATTGAGAACGGTAAACCAGAAGAACTCTTCAGCATCATGCAATTTGTAGATGACTCAGTTCTTGGTCGTTTTGATATCTTTGATAAGGCTTTTATTGTTAGAAATAACTTTGGTGGTGTTTCCCGCTATCGTAATTTACCTGTTCTTCACGAGCGGTTAGCGGAAGCCTGCGTACGCAAAGCCCAAAAAGACCCAGATGTGGCTCCCTTTTTGCCAGACTCTCTTCATGCGGAACCTCTATATGTAACTTTAGACAAGAAGACCGCAAAGTTATACGAGCACATTAAAGATGATTTGATTCGAGAACTTGACGAAGCACAAAACCTATTTGGATCAAACTTTAATGTCTTTACTCACTATGGTTTAGATAAAGGCGATAATAACTACTTAGAAAACGAATGGCGTGGAAAAATCATGTCACGAGTTGGCGCTTTAAAGATGCTTTCCTCGCACCCAGACTTGCTAATTAGCAGTGCTAAAAAGTACATAGCTGGGGATACGGGAGAAGGTTCCTCTTATGCAGCTGGTTTGCAGGAGCAAGGTCTTCTCGATAACTTGCCAGAGGGTATTAAATTAAAGGTGCTTGACGAGTACGTTAAGGATTTCCTTGACACGGATCCAGAAAATAAAGTTGTAATTTTTGCAACATACATTGAGATGGTAGATAAGATCTCAGAAGCACTGAAATCGTATGGGTGTCGGACGTACACTGGTCGTCTTAACGCTAGGACGAAAGAAGATAATAAAATTGCTTTCAATACCGAACCTGATGTACGCGTTCTTGTTAGTTCTGATGCCGGTGGCTATGGTGTTGATTTGCCAGCGGCTAATCTTCTTATTAATTATGACCTACCTTGGTCGTCGGGAGGCGCGGTTCAACGAAACGGTCGAATCAAACGAGCCTCGTCCAAATGGCCATCAATAGTTATTCAAGATATTTTAATTGCTGGCTCAATTGAACAACGTCAACACGAGATGCTTCAGCAAAAGAACTCAGTAGCTGCCGCTATCGTGGACGGTGAGGGTATTGATAAAGAGGGAGAACTTAACCTGACTTTGGGAAGCCTTCGTCAGTTTATGGTTAATACTTACGTTTGATCACTGGTAAACAAGGCGGTAAGCCAAGTCGCCCGGCGTAACCGAAATTGGGCTACCAAAGTCAATACCAGCAGCTCCGTAACATTCCGCTACTAATTCAGAGCAAATAACTCCATAGCGCTTACTTGCAGTTTTAAATATTTTTGTATTAGCAATAACTTTTAAACCAAGAATACGAAATGCTAGATTAGCAATATCAACAAAACCATAAGACACACCAACCATAGATTTAGCGTGAGCAACAATTTGCATCCGCTGTTCTTCGTTTAGTTTTTCGTGCTGGTTCCACGCTACATAATAGGCTGGGTACTTATCAACTGGGCTAATAGCAACGCCAGACGGGTTTGCTTCAACGATCTGTCCGTTACCGATGTAAACAAAAGCATGGTTCCAACGACTCAATGTTCCAAGTCTAATTAACTTGCCAAAGAATCCATTTGTGTGTACGACGCCATAATCGCCGGGTGCAGGTGTATAAGCCATTAGCACAGTATTACAAACACAGTAACTACATATGTGCTGAACTTTTTGCCTTTTTGTTGTATCTTGAAAATATAGGGGGTAATAATGGCAACAGGTTTAGATATAGTAAATATTGCCGCCAAAGAAATTGGCTATGTAGAGGGTCCAAACAACGAGACAAAGTACGGGCAGTGGTATGGTCTAGATAACGATCCTTACTGTGCGATGTTTGTTAGCTGGGTATTTGACCAAGCTGGGGCGTCAAGTTTAGTAGCGGCGTCTACCGCTAAAGGTTTTAGTTACTGCCCAGAAGGCCTTCGCTGGTTTCAGAAAAAGGGCGCTGTTGTAGACAAGTACAAAGGTATGCCCGGCGACATCGTGTTCTTTTGCTGGGACGGTACAGGCGTTCCCCAACACGTGGGTATTATTGAGGGCGCTTCCGCAGACGGCATAACAACTATTGAGGCAAACACAAGCGCCGATCATGCTGTTGGATCACAGGCAGATGGTATTGGCGTATTCCGTAGACATCGCCCTTACCTAGGCGTTATGGCTATCGTTCGTCCAGCCTATGCCGCAGTTCACGCACCCGCCGTCAGCAAACTTGCTACTAAGCCAGTTGCTGTTGGAACCGCCGCTGTAACTGCTTTAGGTGGAGGCGGGGCAGCTTTAGCAACTCACACGTCTTCTACAACACCTCCTGCAACAAAAACAACCGTGATTGTTGCTCCACCTTTTCCAGGATCTTCGGCTTTTAAAGTTGGCGCAAAGGGAACAGCAGAACTCATTGTTGCTAGAGCACTGGCTAATGCAGGACTACTCCCAGCAAATCTTGTATCTAATGTTTTAACAGCAGAAGAGATTGCTCTCATACCTGTGTATCAAAAACAATACCCAGGATTAAAAGCCTCTATAGGAAAAGGCATTGACGTTTGGACATACACATCTATGACAGCTAAGGCGGGTTCATGACAAAGTATAGAAAGAAAAAAGGAATTGCTGTTAAGTTTCAGGCTGTTTCGGACTGGGCATCAACGGCTTTTGCTTCTTACTGGTTTATGCTTTTTCACGCTGTTTGGTGGGGATCTTGGGTAGCGTTTAGGTTTGAAGCGTTTCCTTATGGGCTTTTAACACTTATTGTTTCTTTAGAATCTATTTTGCTTTCTGGGTTAATTCTTAATGCAACCAATAGATCTGGAAATGAAGACCGACGCATTATTGAAAAAGATCTTAAACTGGATCAAGCGTCTCATGACCATCTTGAGGAGATTCGTCGCAATGTAAAGGAGATTATGAATGTCCTTCAAATTCCCGATCAAAGATCCTAAATCAGTTATCTTGTCTTCCTTGGCTGGACTAGCCGCTTGGAAATCAAGTAACTTTGCTACCGATCCAATGCACATAGGCATGGCGGTAACGGCAGCAACGGCTGGGTTGGCTATGCCATCAAATTCACAGAACAAGCCAAATGTAGCCCCAGATTCTCACATACAAACACCCTACGTTTCGAACCTAGAAGAGCGCCCAAACGGGTAGACTTATCTAATGCCTAACGCACCTAAGACGCCTACGCGCACAATCCGGGTCTCCGATGACCTCTGGCTTGCTGTGCAGAAGAAAGCTGCTGCTGAAAAGGTTACCGTCACAAGCGTGATTATCAAGGCGCTTGAGCACTACATTAAAGTTGACAAGACCCACAACTAAGCCCTAAGTTACTCCCAAAAGGGAGGCTTACATGGCACTTCAAGACTATGTAGAAGACGCTCGACAGTACCGAGCCATTAAAGATCAAGAAAAATTACTTGCTGATCGCAAGAAACTTTTGCGCGACAAATTAGTCGCTGTGTTGCAAGCTGAAGGCACAGAGGACGATAGCGGTCACCTCCGCTTAGAACTTAACGACGATCTTAAACTCACATACCAGCGTAAAGAAAGTAAATCCATTAAGCTCGAAGAAGCTGAGGAAATGCTTAAGGCTAAGGGTATCTGGGAAGACTGCGTTGAATACGTACCTGTTATTAAAGACGACGCCATTATGGCGGCCCATTACAAGGGTCAGATCACTGAAGAAGAGATCGATTCGCTTGTTGATACTAAGGTAACGTACGCTTTCATACTATGACCTCAGATTTTATTGAAGACTCCTTTGGAGACCTTTTTTATCCGGGAAGCAAAAAAAAGATCAAAACTCCCCCAGTAAAAGAAACTCCAGAAAAAGTTGCTTGGGATAAGCACCCCAAGATGCGGACCCTGCCCAACGGCAAGGACATAGAAATGTTCACAATTGGGGCGCTCGCGTCGGCTTTGAATCGGCCGATCATTACGATACGATTGTGGATGAAGGAAGGCTACATTCCTCTGTCGCCTTACCGCTTGCCAGCCAAACCTGACAAGAACGGTGAGATGAGAGAAGGTCGGCGTTTATATACACGGGCCATGATTGAGGCGGCGATTAATATCTTTGCCAAGGCTGGTGTTTTACACGCTAACCGTATAGAGTGGGCTAAGCACAGGGGTATAACATCAAAACTCACGGAAACGTGGGAAGAGATAAGACAGCACGAACAAAACTAAATAACCATAAATAACCATAAATAAACTAAGGATAAAAATAAATGGGAATCAACCAAAATCTAGATGCAACAAGCTTCGTAACAGAAGACGACGAGTTCTCAGTAGATGCTCGTCCAGCAACAACAGTAGATGCTTCTTCAATTGGCATCACATCAGGCTGGCAAACAGAAGAGCGCTCAGGAGGAGAATATCCAGATGACTTCAAATACTCAGAAACTCGTACGCTTGTCCGTTTTATCGACGACGCACCAGTCGTTAACTATAAAGAGCACTGGATCAACGAAATCACTGAGGGTCGTCGAACATTCGTCTGTCTCGGCAGTAATTGCCCACTCTGTCTTGATGTTGTTCATAAGCCAGTCTCAAAGCATAAGTTCAACGTTATCAACCTCGGAGTTAAGCCTTTCCTCCATCAAGTAATGACCGTATCGTCTGTTCGTTTTTACGAAACTTTGCAACAGCACGCATCAGGCAGCTTTGGTCCATTGAGCGCCGGATACTGGACACTTTCCCGTACAGGCGTTAAGCAGAATACAAGCTATCAAATGATTCCAGTGAAGGCGCGCGACCTTCAGGAAGACTTTGGTGTCAACGAAGCAGACGTTCAGGCGTTTGCAAAGACCATCACCCCATACAGTTCAGAGCGTTTGATTTCACGTTCTAGCTTAAAGGATCTTCAAGAGTTGGCTGACAAGCTTAAGTAATCAAATTGGACGTGGGGGCGCTAGTACTTATAGGCTAGCGCCTCTACTCATTGGGGGATAAGTTGATACACGAAGTAAAAGCAATTACAACTAAAGAAGCGCTTGATGAGATGATCGCTTATTACATGAAGCAAGATGCCTTTGCTTATGACGTAGAAACCGTTGGCGATCGACGCGGAGACACGCCTGTTAATGAGGTGCTTTGGATTAGTTTTTCTACTTGGGGGCGTTCGGATGTTATTCCTATGGGTCATCCAAACGGTGATTTAAAAGAGGTTGTGAAGCCCTTAACTGGGCAAGGACAGAAGCGTGCGGACTCTGGGTTGACCATTAGAGATGCTGATTATTCACGCTCATCCAAATTAGCAACTAAGGTTTTTACTGATCCACCAAAGCAATTATACCCCGCAGAAGTATTTGCAGCGTTAGAGCCTTTGATGTTTAACGAAAATATTTTAAAAGTAGGTCACAACCTTATTTTTGATTTAACCTCCGTTGCTAAGTACTACGGTGGTCGCGTACCAGCTGAGCCTTATTTTGACACCATGATTGCTTCTTTTATATCCGACAACCGTAACAAGAATCGTTGTGGTTTAGCGGATTGCTTAAAGCGAGAAATGGGTTTTGAGATGGAAAAGGGTGTGGGAGCAGAAGTAGAGAAGTACTCTTTTCAAGAGGTAGCCCTATATGCCAAACTTGATGCCAAGTACACATGGGAATTGTGGAAGATTATTAGTAAGAAGGTCATTGAGGCTGATGTTCAAGCCACAATGAACCTTGAGATGAAGGTGCTCCGAGTACTTTGTGACATGAAACTTACAGGTGCACCCTTGGATCTAGAAGCGCTTTTTGAATTAGACAAGCGTTTAGACGCGGATATTGAAGAAGCAAAGGCAAATATTTTTCGGATTGCTGGTCGTCAATTTAATTTAAACTCAAACCCCGAGAAGCAAGAGCTTTTATACGGGTCAGTAAAAGACGGAAACCGGGGACTTAAGCCAAAGTTATTGACGGGTAAGGGTAAAGGAAAATTGGCAAAGGAACGTAGTATTAGTGACTACTCTGTATCAGCCGAAGCATTAGAAGAGTTTAGAGAAGAAGATCCTTTAGTAAATGCCCTACTTAATTACTCTGATTTAAATAAATTGCGTAGCACGTATGTTATTCCATACTTGGGTGGTGAGGTAGTTCGTACCACAGGCGGCAAAGCTAAATTAGAAACCAAAGACAGCATGCTTATCAATGGTCGATTGCACTGTGACTTTATTCAGCACGGGGCCGAGACAGGTCGTTTTTCCAGCCGTAACCCAAACCTTCAAAATGTTCCAGCACCGCATACCCCTAACGGCAAGGCGATTAGAAACCTATTTATTGCTCCCGAAGGTTACAAATTAATTGTAGCGGACTACAGTCAAATTGAACCTAGAGTTATTGCTTCTTTGGCTAAAGAAGAAACCATGATACTTTCGTATAAAGAGAAGCGTGATTTGTACACCACCGTAGGCGATAGAGTTGGCGTGGATCGCAAGGCGGGAAAAGAATTAGTGTTATCAATTGCTTATGGTGTTGGAGCCGAAAAGATTGCTAAGAAGATTAATAAGACGGTTCCCGAGGCTCGGCAACTACTAGAAGACTTTGGTAAAGAGTTCCCCGCCATCTTGTCGTATAAGAAAACCGTTATTCAATACGCCCGGCAAAAGGAGCCTATCCCGTACATCAAGACCCGCCTAGGACGTAAACGGTTTTTGCCAGAATTAAACTCCTCGGATAAAGGAGAGCGGGCTGGGGCGGAGCGTCAAGCCTTTAATACACGTATTCAAGGAACTGCGGCCGACATTATTAAGTGGGCTATGGTTCGCGCTTATGAGTTTTTGCCTAAAGAGGCTAAACTAATCCTCACAGTTCACGATGAATTGGTTACCCTAGCCCCAGACAATCTGGTGGAGGAAACTGTATCCGCTATTAGAAGAGCCATGGAAGATATTGATCTTTTAGAGGTTCCTTTAATTGCAGATATTAAAGTTGTAGAGCGGTGGGGAGAGGCTAAAGATCAATGAGTTGGAAATTTTGGCAACCTAAATTTGAACCTCAAATTATTGAGGTGTCTGTTGCCACCTTACTTCGCTGGTATTTTTATGACGCTTCTATAGAAGATCCAAACTATGTTGCCAAAGCCGTAGGAATGCTTCCGGTTAGTGAAGAGGGTAAGCAAACCGAACTACAGGGTAGCGAAGATCGACTATCGGAGATCATGGGGTTACTTCCCTTTATCGAGGCAATGGCCGATATTAATTCTCAAGCTATGGCCGCCGTTCAATTTGAAAGAATGCGTGAGGCAGGAATAGATTTAGATTCTGAAGACCTTCACTCTGAATACCATAAGATAGAAGATATTTACAAGATGATTTCTATGTCTGGGATTATTTCTACCCTGTCCTCAGGAGTAGAATTGGGCTTAATAGATATAAACGCTATAGGAGGAATAATAAGAGATGAGTAACTTCTGGTCTAAACATGCGGGTGGTAATGCTACGCCCACAACACGGTCATCCGATCTGCCGTTGGCTCCCTCGCAACGACCTATGGATACATATCAACAACCACAACAACAACCTACTGGTCGTCCAATGGGAAGTGTTTCTAGTTCAGGCGCTTGCCCAGAATGCCGTAGTGGAAATTACATGAAAGTGGGTTCAATTGCCACGCAGAACGGTCCACAAGATGCATGGCGGTGCTATGACTGTGGGTACCCTAAAGTTCAATCAGGTAGTGGTGCAGGTGGAGTAAATATCCCATCCGCAGGTCCTACACAGAAAGCCTTTCAAGTGCCAACTGGCGGTTGGAATCCTACGACGATTATTGGTAAACTCGAATAATGACAACAGCGGAGAAGAACAAAGAACTTTTAAAAACCATCGCATTAGTTAATAAGAAGAATCCAGGGGCTATTGTCCTAGGATCAGAGATTAGAGAAGATCTAATTTCTCACATGACAACAGGTTCATTATCACTTGATGTAATTTTGGGTGGCGGATGGCCGACCAACCAATGGGCAGAGTTAGTAGGAGAAGCCAGTAATGGTAAAACCGCTATTGCCCTAAAAACTATTGCAGCCAATCAAGAAAAAGATCCAGATTTTACAGCAGTTTGGGTAGCTGCAGAACAATGGGTTCCTTCTTATGCAGAATTATGCGGAGTGGATCTATCACGCGTTTACGTAGTATCCACGAATATTATGGAGGAAGCATTTGAAACAGTTATCAAAATTGCTGAAAGTAAGTCTATCGATTGTATTGTTGTTGATTCCTTGCCTGCTCTGGTTCCAGGTGCAGAAGATGAGAAAGACATGGATGAGTTCACCGTCGGAAAGGGAGCGCTCCTAACTAATAAGTTTTTCCGTAAGGTAGGTCCCGCTAGCAAGCGTTCACTTACTGAACAGGAACGACCTTTTATTGGTTTGATCATCAATCAGTGGCGCTCAAAGATCGGCGTCATGTACGGAGATCCACGAACCACCCCCGGCGGATTAGGCAAAGACTATGCCTTCTTTACTCGTCTTGAGATCAAGCGTGATGAGTGGTTAGAGGTTGGTTCAGGAGATAGCAAGCGCCGTATCGGTCAGACTATCAAGGTTCGTACCCTCAAGAACAAGGTTGCCCCACCATCGCAAGTGGCATACCTAGACTTTTATTTTGCTGACGGGGGATCAGTTCCTCCCGGTGAATACGACTTTGCTAAGCAGATTGCTTCACTTGGGGTCCTTAACAAGGTTATTACTCGTGCTGGTGCCTTCTATAGTTACGGCGATAGAAAATGGCAAGGAGGAGATGCTATGGTTAGCTCTATCAAGGAGGAGATCGACCTCCGAGAGCGTCTGGAGAAGGACGTCCTAGAAACCATCAAGGCTGGCTCAAAGTACATTGTTGAAGCCACCACCGATGAGGAGTAAAGGACAGCAAGAGTCAAGGAAGCATGAGGATAGGCTTGCAAAAGCTATCGGTGGTCAGCGTAACGCGGCTAGCGGTGCTTTTTGGAGCCGTAAAGGCGACGTCAGAAGTAGCGATTTACTTGTAGAACACAAGTGGACTGGCAAGCAATCCGTATCCGTAAAGGCTGCGGTTCTAGAGAAGATTGTTACTGAAGCGATTCTTGACAATCGTATGCCTGTCCTCGGTTTCCACCTTAACGGTGAGAATTACATAATGTTAACGGAGGATGACTTTCTGGAGCTGCGCCACAGACTCCAGGAGTGTTCTTGTACGAAGACGAAGGAATAGAAGGTTGGCGCCACAAAGCCAAGTGTCGATCTATGGACACAGAACTTTGGTTTCCCCCACGCGATAAAGCCAAATACAAACTGATTGCCGACAAGGCTAAAGCGATTTGCTTTGGCAAAGACGGTAAGGCAGAATGTCCCGTACGAATTGAGTGCATGTTGTACGCCGAAGGCAACAACGAGCAACACGGTATCTGGGGAGGACTCAGCCATCGTGAACGCAATGCTCTTAAGCGTAAAGCCAAGAAGAACGATAAGACATTGGAAGAGTGGGTTAGGAAAAGATGAAGCCAACTGGTGCACTGAAAGCGTTTTTAAATGTTGACAAAAGCACCAGAGTAATTGGCCCAGTTGAACGATGGCTTATTGCTAAAGAAAAAGATACCTCACGTCGTCAAGACGTCATTCACCCCTCAGCAATGGCAAGCAACAAGTGGTGCCATAGAGAACAATACTTTTTATTACAAGGTGCTCCTAAAGCCCCGGAAGTAACTAGCCTACAACGAGAAATTGTGTTTGCTACTGGACACATGATTCATGATCGCTGGCAAAACTGGTTTAAAGATATGAACAAGTTGTACGGCAAATACTATTGCGACGATTGCCGGGAGACTTTCACAGGTTTACCCAGTGACCATAAGGTAGATCCACGACACCTTCATTACAATGAAATCCCATTAAGCCATGAACCACTCCGCATTAGCGGAAGTGCAGATGGGCTATTGCTTGGCTTCGGTGATCCCCTACTACTAGAGATCAAATCAGTGGGGGTAGGAACCCTAGGTTGGTATGATCGGGGTCGTTTGATCGAACATAACAATAATTTTGATAAAGCCTTTGATTCTTTAGAGCACCCATTTTCTGATCACATCAACCAAGCTCAGATTTATATGAAACTTATGGAACTTATGGGTATGAAAAATGCACCACAGGAAGCCCTACTGCTTTACGAGGCAAAGGGTAGCCATGCTCTTAAAGAATTTGTTGTTAAGAAAAATGATTTTTCAGTGCTTGATAAGTTTGCTCAAGCCCAGTCAATCCTTGACGCGATTTCGCAAAACACGCCCCCTCTGTGTAATATTAACGGTACCGCAGGTTGCACGAAGTGCAGATCCTATACAGAGGAGCAGGTAAATGAGCGAACTTCAGATTAAACAAGGCGCAAGCCAACCATTAATTCAATCAGTAAGTTTGCAAGGATTTTTATTTCAAACCTCTAAAGAGTTAGACATTCCAGAGATACCTGAGGATGTAACAGAATTAGATGACAATGGTTTAATGCATTTATTTGCAAAGTTAACCGCTTACAGCAACTTCCTTAGCGCCCAACTTGCTTGCGCTTTTATTGATGAGCGCAACGCGGAAAACAGCCTTGAGTTTGAAGAAAGCCTAAGTTACATTGACTCAAGTTCTGCGGGTAAAAAAGAAACTGTAGCCCTTATTAAAGCACGCATTAAAACAGATCCTAAAGTAATGAGGTTGCAAGCGGAGTTTAGTGAGAAGTATGCCTACCGCAAGATCATTGAAGTAATGACCAACAATGTAGAAAAGGATACCGCCTTGATTAGCCGAGAGTTAAGTCGAAGAATTGGTGGACAAAGCGCTACTACTCGTGGAAACAATCGGTTATTTGCATGACCGCACGTGTTAAATTAGTTGGAGGAGAACTTACTTCAACTAACGTATACCTTGGTATAGATCAATCTTACACAGGCTTTGGTATGACTTTCCTAGGGGAAGATGGTTCCTACCAAACTAGCGTTGCTAAGTTTGATTCTATGGGGGTTACCCGGTTATTAAACATTCAAAATTATATTATTGAAAACATCATGGTCAAGCGCTCAACGGGTCATGTTATTCAAGCCACTGCGATCGAAGGGTACGCTTACGGTTCGCAGATGGCTAATATGTTAGGAGAATTGGGTGGCACTGTTAAGTTGTCATTAGTTAAAGCGCGTGCATATATGGCAGAAAATGCGTGCTACCCATACATAGTTAGCCCAAGCATGCTTAAGAAGTACGCCACAGGCAAGGGAAACGTTCAAAAGAATCAGATGCTCTTGCAGGTATACAAGAAGTGGGGCGTGGAATTTAAAGACGACAACGCAGCTGACTCCTTTGCGCTTGCTCAGTTGATATCTGGAAACGCAAGCCTTGAGTACGAAAAGGAAGTTTACGATAAACTTCAGTCCCCTGAATATAGAGAGATTGACGTTTATGCCTAGTTATGACTTTGCCTGTGTAGCATGCGACACTCAAATCGAACGGTACTTTACTTTTGAAGAAAATCACCGTGTTGAATGCGAGCATTGCGGTAACCAGATGATTAAGGTATTTCAAGCCAACCCAGCACATTTTAAAGGGGGTGGTTGGGGTGGCCAAGGATAAGTTTACAAAACGGGATAACCGCAATCTTGGGTACATGACAGCGGAGGAATTTGTTGACACGTTTACCCCTGGATTAAAAGAATACCTTGGGCATAACTGGGGTAAAGATAAGCAACAACTGTTGCACCCAATGGATCTTATGATGAATACTCAAACGTATTTTGAAATTGGTGGTCACGTTCTATCAGATTTTATGGAAAAATGCCGAGATCAATACGAGAACTGAAACCTGATTACACAGGTACTTTAGATTACGCGGATCAGGTCTGCCAAGAGTGCCCACACTGCGAATCAAACTTGTGGAATTTAAAGGTGTCCTTTGCAGACTACGAAATCGCCCAATACTTATTGGAGATGGAGTGCGCTATTTGTGGCACTTTTGCCATTGCTCCTACCCCATTAGATCGGCTAGTTTAGCCTTACACCCAACTTTTAGACCCGCATACTTTACGTAGGGAGATCCCAACACACGTAACCCGAGGTCTAAAATATGTCAGAAAAAGAAGAAGGAATCCTGCGCGTCGGCGCTGGATCCAACCCACAATCCGTAGCATCCGCAATTGCCCACAGCATGTACGAAACACGCTCAGCAAAATTGCGTGCGGTGGGTGCTGGAGCTGTAAATCAGGCTGTAAAAGCCATCACTATTGCCCGCGGTTATACCGCTCCACGAGGTATCGACCTTGTTTTTGTTACTGGGTTTACTAACATTGAAAGCCATGATGGTCAGATTTCTGCCATCGTTTTTGATGTTAAGGCACTGTAACGCTTGATTACACAGTATCCTGTAATTCACCTTCGGCCAAAGGATTTAAATATGTCAGAACCAAAGAGCAAGTTCCCTACAATGGGAAAGAACGCCGCACACCCAAAGGTTGCAGGCGTTGAAAAAGGAACATTAGTAAAGAAGAAGAACACCGCTTCAGGTGGAGCTACAGGCTCAACCGAGCATCGTTCAAACGTTACTGAAAAGGCTGGCGCCTCCTACGGCGTTAAGGTCAAGTTCCAAAAGCAAATAGCCCCAGAAGCTGGCGCCACACAGAGCAACGGTAAGATCGTCCCTGCATCTGTTAATCGTACCCGCCCTAACTTCAAGGCTGGCGTAAGCGACCTATCTCGCTAACTTTTACCAAAACGGAAGCCTCCCAAGCACGCGCTGGGAGGTTTTCCTTTTTGCACTATTTGGTCATATGTGGTTGAATAACACCATGGTAATTCCAGAAGACAAACCTTATAACAAACGGGGCACCTGTTTTGTAGGATGGTGGCTTAAGTCCAAGGACGACAAGTTTGTACAAGAGTTTTTAGAATTACTTGCGGATGAAAAAGTTTCCACGTTAAGGCTGTACGAATTCATAGATCAAAGTTATCCTGACGTCGAGTTCGGGTTAACTACATTCCGAATGCACAGATTAGGAAGATGTTCATGTCCATAAAAGACGATTTTAATTCTTTTATTAAAACAAATCGTGGATCAGATGATGTTACAAAAGATATTCCAGATACATGGCGCCCCCGATCAGAGGTTGGCACCGACGGCGGTTTTGTTATCACAACCCCACGCAAGGACGGTAACTTACCGGGCGCTCGCGAAGCAATTGAAGAGGCGGGATTAAACGCAGATGAGTGGGAAGTCCTATCCATTCGTCGAGGTCGTTGGCAAAAGTTTGACGGTGAATGGTTAGAGTCCCTTCGTGTTAACTTACAGCCCGCAGCTGGGAACGCAACACGTGATTATGATTTAGATTCCCTTAAGAAGTCCATGGAAAAGTGGAAGCCGGGCAAGGTTAAAGAGACTGCAGGAAACCTAACCGCTGTTTACAGTGTAGGTGATACTCAATATGGTAAAGACGATACCCCAGCAATTGTAGATCGTATGCATCGCGCACTTGAAGAAGTTATTGCTCATTATGAACGCATGTCAAAGCGGTATGACATTGCACAGATTGCGTTACCTCAACTTGGCGATTGCATTGAAGGAATGACCAGCCAAAAGGGAAAGGTAATGGGTCGCCATGATATTGGCGTTTCAGAGCAAGTACAGGTCGGTCGCCGTATGCTACTTACGTGGATCAAAGAGTTGGCTCCGCTTACCTCTAAGTTAATTATTCCAGTTGTTCCCGGTAACCATGACGAGGTTCAACGTTTTCTAGTAAGTCGTCCTGAAGATTCATGGCAGATTGACATCGTTCGTCAAGCAGAGGACGCAGTACTGCTTAATGATTTTCTCAAAGATCGTGTTGAGTTTCGCTACCCAGCAGCAGATGACAGCACCTTGGCTGTTGAATTAAGCGGTGTTTTGTACGGAATGGCTCACGGACATCAGGCGCCTAACATGATTAAGTGGTGGAACGGTCAAGTAATGGGTCGTTGTTCAGTCGCTAACGCAGATATCCTTAACGTTGGTCACCTACACCATTACCACACTCAAAATGTAGGTCGTCGTTTATTTGTACAAAACCCAGCAATGGACAACGGTTCTAGTTGGTGGCGCGACAAAGCGGGCTTAGAAAGCGATCCAGGTATTGTTTCTATGTTAATTGGTCAAGGTTTTGACCCTCGTAGAGAGTTAACTGTGCTAGCAGGTACTCGCTAGCCTACAATGTAGGTATGCCAGGTCCACATCAAAACGTCCAGTCGCTCGGTGCGAATGGTATGTATGGAACCTACGCCGCTTATGGCGCAGGTGGTCAACCTACCGCACGTTCCGAGCTCGATTTCCTACGCATGGGCGTTGGTCGGGAACCTAGCGCAGAATATCCGGATGGTTATTTAGGAACCATTCGTACACGTCGTGATGATCGCGGTCGTCCAAACGGTACATCGGAAAAAGTATTAGACAGCATGAAGTCACGTGTAGGACAGCGTTCCTACCAACGTGGTGTTCACCGCGGCGAGCGCATTGATCCAAGTGATTACTACTATCCTTCAGGGTTTGAAGCCGACCGCGGTATCAAGCGTCAGATGAAAGGCGTTCAAGTGGGTAGCACTATTGTTACTCGACGCAACGCAGATAAGTCAAAGTTTGCACCAGCACCTCACCTTCCTAATGATGGTAAGGCTGGTCCAAACGTACGAAGCGATTCACCAATGTTGATCAACGGTCGTCGCGTCAGTCAGATGCAACGCATGAAACCAGGATGGCAGTAATATGGATAAAAATAAAGATCAATTTGCTCCTGTAAAAACGGTATCTAAATACCCTATTCCATTAAGCCCACATTCTTGTGAGCGTTGTGGGGCGGGGGATCACCCGACAGAGGATTGCCAGTAATGCCCGGTAAATTTGCAGACGGCGTTTACTCACGTAAGCCTTGGCAAGCAGCTCCACAAGCCGCTTATCCACCACAGGCATACATTGGACCCTTCCAAAGTAATCAAGAGCGCTTGCTCAGTCAATCACTGGCTGTTCATACTATGACAGGTGCTGAGATCCAACAACACGTTCGCCCACCTATGCCTCAGGTAAAGAACCTATTCCCTTCACGATTTGGGTACGTAAAAGAACAATATGGAATTAAAGATATCGTTGAAATGAAGGGTCGCCCAGCCCAGCGCAACGAAGCCGACTACTCACAGACTCCTAATACACAGGAATCATCGAGCCGAAACACGTTAGGAACCACAATCTAATGGCATATGACCCAGGATTATTAACAGATGCAACAGGAGACGGCATGTCCGGCGCCACAGATGTATCGCTAGAAACACAACAAAAGTTGAAGAAAACGTATTACAATGGGTCTAAGCCTTGCGTCGATTGTGGACTCACCATGAACCCCGCTGAGGCTCTGTTTTCTAACGGTTACTGCCCCAACTGTACCCGTCGCAAGCAGACCAACATTGTGAAGGGTGGGATGGCATAATGGCTAAAGAAGATCGCGCAAACAAGCGTGCGCTTAAAGCTTCAAAGGCTAAGTCAAAGTACAAAGCATCCGACAGCAATGTTCAGGAGCGTGAGCAAACTGTAAAGGTAGCGTCTGAGATTAAAGGTTACCTCCCTAATATGTCACGCAAAGAAGTATTTCACCATGCCGCTAAGAGCGTTGAGGGTGAAACGGGTATATCTTCAGATTCCAACAACGTCAAGGTGGTAAACAAATGACAGTTCGTAAAGTTCGCTCAAACGTAGAGTCACTCGAAAAGGGTGCAACAGACGGCAAGTACCGTCGTTCACGCCCTAACACAGAGGTTGCTCCCGGCATGGGAGATCAGTTAGTTAAGAAGAATCGCGCTGGACTACATCCATACATGAACTACGGCTTTATCAATTCTGAAGAGGCTGATCAAGTTAACCCAGCAGGTAACTAACATGGGGGTTCGCCGCAGAGAAAAAGACCCAAAGCGCGTACCTTCTTTAGGTATTAGCGAGCCAATCAGCCACGTTAACAAAGTGCGCCAAACGACTGTTATGGGTACAACTATGCAAACTGGCGGCAAAGACTCATCAGGAATAGCGGACATCAGCAACACGTATGTTCATAGAGGTAACGGATTTACAGCCGTTGCAAAAGTTCCAGATAAAAATAATAAAATTGATAACCGAGGTGTTGCAGGACACGGTACTCATGTCGCTATTGGTAAAGGTAAAACTTATAAAGAAGCATTTAATAACGCTTCAACTAAGCGAACTGAAGGATTAAAAAGCGGTGAGTTTGGCAAAGGTAACCCTGCAGATAACGAGTGGATAAAGACTTCTCGTGAGGAAGCCTTAAAAGGTAATCCTAATTACAAGCCTGTCCAAGTTATTAAAATTGATTCAAGCAAACCAGGAGGACGCGCATAATGGCATCAGGAAATCCAGATCGCTCAACCAATCCAAAACGTCAGCCTAAAATGAATTGGGATAAGGTTCCTACATGGAACGGTCCCGGCAGTTGGGAAGCTTCACAGCCTTTGTCCGAGTCTTACAAGCAGGCTTTAGCCGATAAAAAAGATTCAGGAATTAATACCACTAACGCCGCAGGGGACTAATCCCGATTTTGTGACCTACCTCACATAGGGTAGGATCTGGGCATGGCTATCGATCCCTATAAAGCGTTTGACCTGTCCCAATTAGCAACTAAAAAGGACGAACATAAGGTCCTTATTTTGGCATGTAAAACTTGCCGTTCATTTGAAGAGATCCCAGTTGATGAACGTTGGCCAATCAATCATCAAGAACAAAACCTTTTCCTTAAGCGCGCACTTGAAGCACACCAACGTCCGCAACCTCACATGGGTTTGCTTGTAGACGTTGACTTTGCCGTATGGAACAGCGACAGTGGTAAGAGGAGGATGTCCGCAGAATTGTTCACACAATCAGAGGGTCTTGGTCCAGAAGTTTACGCCGCTAAAGATAACTACTCTGCCGATGCTATGAAGTGTTTCCAAACACACTTACGTCCAGAAGGCGCTTGCCCAGACTATAAGTCAGGTCCAAAGTTAATCAAGATTGAAGTGATGAAAGAAGAACGTCGAGAGGCTGGATTATCAACCTCAGAACTACCTTCATTTTATTTGTGCGATTTCTGCCCAGTAAAGAGCTTTAACATGATGAAATCAAACCAAGCGAAAAAACTTTACACATGACAGATCGTGCGGATGCTCAGACCGCTTTTATTATGGTTAAAGAATGGGATGGTACTTGGCGTGCCGTTGTTGAACTAGACAAAGTATTTACTGTCGATCGTTTAGCCTCCCGTACTGACATTCGTACTGGTACCAAAGAAATGACAGATTTTCTGGCTGAAGATGACCTATCAAACCTCATTGTTTCCAAGTTATCTGAAAGTCGCAAGACGGATAGCGAGCGCACCGCCGAGGCAGTAAGGCATGCTTTGCAAGAGAGAAAAGCCCCCGTAACTACAGAGGATTAAAATGACCACAATCGTAGCAGTGCAATACGAAGATCATTGCGTAATTGGGGCAGATAACCAAGTTACCAGCGAGACTGGTCGCATCTATCGTCACAAGGATATGGCAAAAATAAGTGAACGCGGTGCATTTTTAATTGCGGGCAGTGGAGAGGTTCAACCATGCGATCTTGCTCAGCACACGTGGATCCCGCCACGTGTTACCGCCAAAGATAAATTAGACATTCATCATTTTATGATTACTAAAGCCATGCCGTCACTTCGTGAGTGTTTAAAAGCAGGAGGATATAATTTTGATGAAAAGCAAGAGTCGGATTCAGGTCAGCGTTTTAACTTTATTATTGCTGTAAATGGTCAATTATTTGACGTAGGAGATGACCTTTCAGTTTGTCGAACAGATTCAGGATTTTACGGGGTTGGAAATGGTGCGGCGTATGCACTTGGTGCCCTTCATGCAGGAGCAAAAATAAACAAAGCTTTGGACATTGCTTCTAAACTTGATGTTTATACCTCAGGTCCTTTCATTACGCTAGAACAGTACGCCGAATAAGTAATACAATAGGTGTATGGATCTATACGACGCCCTTGCCTCTAAGGCTCAACCTGTCGGTATAAGTCCTTCATCCACCTCATATTTTAGTAAGCCTCAGGTAATACTTGACCCCCGCTTATTTCGCAATCAAAAGTTAATTCCCTCAGTTCGCGAGGGAATACTTGCAACCCTGTTTAACTTTTTAGAAGAGCACTTTACGTCACCCGCTGACTGGTCTTACGTTTGGCTAGCAGGTTCTGGAGTTTCACACCAATGGGCCGCCGATCGCACACCGGGAGATCTAGACTGCCTAGTAGGTATTCAATATCCAAAGTTTAGAATGGCTAACGAACTTTACAAAGGTTTGAGCGATAAAGAAATTTCCAGCATGTTCAACCAGTTATTCCGTTTGTCATTATGGCCACAAACGGCTGACTACATGGGCGCCTTCGAACTTACATTTTATGTGAATGTCCAAACAGACATCAGAAAGATCAAGCCTTATGCTGCGTATTCATTAATCAGCGATGATTGGTCGGTGGCGCCTACTATGGATGAAGCACTCCCTAATCCAGAGTTCGATAAAAAGATTGACCGCGATAAAACTATGGCGGCTGAAATTATAGTTCGCTACGGCGTAGCTCTTGATCAGATCCATAACGCTACTAATCCAGCAGCAAGAGTTAATGCGGAACGCGCATTAAAACTTGCAATCAGTCAAGGCGTAGCACTATATAACGATATCCATGGAAGTAGAAGTTACGCGTTTAGTGAATCTGGCGAGGGTTACTTAGATTACGCAAACTACCGTTGGCAAGAGGGCAAAGCCTCAGGTGTGGTTCAAGCGCTCGCCAAGTTAAAGGAGCTGGAGGACGCCGCTCAAAAGGATTTTGCGTCAGCCACATATGGTATAGAGTTACCGGACGTATCCACCTTAATCAGAAGAGCAGCAACTAGAGACTTTTAATCTTAGAGATACTGGAGAATTAAATCGTGGCAATTGTTTTATACATGGATGGCGTATTGAGAAATCAAAAGCGCGTCGCAATTCCTTCTGGGTTAAAGTTGTTCCGTGTACTACAGCAAGTTCAAAGCGTTGTTATTATTGGTGAAGACAAAGCCTTAACCGATCAGTGGTTGCGTGAAAATAAACTTGGCAAGATTGACAACATTGTAGACAAAAATGTCCCAGCCCCCGCAGCTGATTGGGAATTTCGTGCGGCGGATTACATTCGTTCGCAAGGTCCCGTTGACTATGTAATCACAGCAGACTTAGATCTATCCACCCGGTTACTCAATGCTGGTTTCAGGGTTTTAATGTTTTTGGAGCCAACCTATTTGGATCACAAGTTTCGTCCTGATAGTCGAGAGGGCAAAAAAAGTTGGGCGGATATCAAGGCAGAACTTGATCGCCAAGATGATCTACTGTTAGAAGACAAGCGCGTTCAATAAATGGAATTTATTTACTTGGGTGCTGAGGTACCCTCTAATCGCCTACTTCTAGGATCAGCCAATGTCCAATATATGGGATTGAGTTATTGGCGTTTAGTGAAGCGTGGTTTACCAAAAACCAAGGCATACTTAATTGAAAACTATTTTGAGCCAGAGGTAAAGGTCTTTGTACACCCTGGAATTCCTCGCAAGCAACTACTTGGTAAGGATGAATTGGAAGAATTTGCCGCCAATTACGAAGAGTTTGTGGTTGAGAATATCGACGCCATTTATCGTTACACCGAGGTTGATCACTCACAGATAAGCAAAGACTTTGTCCAGAACCAACGAGACACAGTTTGGGCAGAACTCCCCCCGTCAAAGTTCCTTCCCGTTTGGCGCCCAGAAACTGGGCAACGAGGTCTTGCTGATCTTACATCCAAGTACCTAGACATTGGCATCTCAGGAGACTCCCTAGAGAGCGCTACATGGCTTGCTGGAGCCACTCAGACGCACGCTAGAGTCGACGGGACGCGTTTTCATGGGTTGGGTATAGCCCGCCCAGATAACACCCGTCAGGTGCCCCTACAGAGCGCTACAACCCTGTCATGGCTATCGCCTATGATGAACGGGGAAACTATTCTTTGGGATAACAACCGCCTTGTACGGTACCCAAAAGACATGAAAGAGCAAGCCCGATCTAGACATAAAAATACAATTGAAAAAGCGGGTTTAAATTTTGATTTGATTATGGAAGACGACGCCCAAGAGGTTTGTCGTTTGGCACTATGGTCATTTGACCAATTAGAACAAAGGATGACCATGGATAAGAACTCCTATCATGATAGTTTTGATGATCCACTAGGTGAGGATTATGTGGAAACTACCCCTCAAATACATGATAGGAAAGGGGTAGAGATGCGGAAACTTTTGGCTCGTGAAGAGGCTGAAATGGGCAACTTACCAGTATTCGGTTACGAAGTAAAAACTGAAATTGATGAAGACGGAACCATCAAAGATGTACAGACCGTACACTCACAGCAGGTCAGTTTGCGTGTATGCGATACATGTTTTGTTGCAGCTAATTGCCCCGCTTTTAAACCTCAATCTGTGTGCTCATTTAAATTACCAGTTGCGGTAAAGACTAAAGATCAACTTAAGAGTTTAATCAATGCAATGGTTGAAATGCAAGCCCAGCGCGTTGCTTTTATGCGGTTTGCGGAAGAACTGAACGGCGGCTACGCTGATCCAAACCTTTCCCAAGAGGTTGATCGCCTCTTTAAGTTACTCAAAATTGTTAAGGAATTGGACGATTCAAGAGAGTTTATTAGGATGACTGTTGAACGTCAGGGAAGTGCTGGCGTACTGTCACAGATCTTTGGAGAGAAGGCTAAAAATCTAAACGAAATACCTAATGGAGGACTAACAGAAGAGCAAACTACCCAGATAATTAAAGGAGTTATAGAAGAGTAGTTATATATTATAGAAGTGGTAAAACCCACTTGGATTGACTTCCCCCAGCAGACTACGTTTCAGTAAACTAATCGTCCTCCCGCCAAAGCGGGAATTTTAATTTAGGAGCACACATGAACCTCAGCTTTCGTTTGGCAGAAGAATTTGTTTCAGGTTACAAGTCAAAGAAAGTACCTTGGGGTTATCAAGACGCCGCTGGTAATTCAGTCGGCGAGATTACATTTTTAAGAACCTATTCCCGGCTCAAGCAGGACGGAACCAAGGAGACTTGGGTAGACGTTTGCGAGCGAGTGATCAACGGCATGTACTCCCTGCAGAAGGATCACTGTAAATCTAACCGCCTACCTTGGAATGACTCGAAGGCTCAAGCCTCAGCCAAGGAAGCATTCGATCGCCTGTTCCACCTGAAGTGGTCACCTCCCGGTCGTGGGCTTTGGGTCATGGGTACCCAGATTGTTAATGAGCAAAAGAACTCAGCGGCGCTTCAGAACTGTGCGTTCGTATCGACTGGTTCGATGACTAAGAACGATCCAGCCAAGCCATTTGAATTCCTCATGGAAGCCTCCATGTTGGGCGTCGGCGTCGGGTTCGACGATAAGGGCGCAGACAAAGACTTCACTATTTACGAACCTACAGAAGGAGAAACATATGTCATCCCCGACACCAGAGAAGGATGGGTTGATTCCGTCGGAGCTCTCATCAATGCTCACCTCAAGCCAGATACGAAGGCTCCAGTCTATAGTTACAGCGAAATTAGGCCAGCAGGCACCCCAATCAAAACCTTCGGCGGAACAGCCGCAGGACACGAACCCCTCTTAAAACTTCATAACCATATACGCAAGATGTTCAAGGGTCGCGCTGGTACAACACTGACTCGAGTAGACATCGCTGATATTGGAAACATGATCGGTGTCTGCGTGGTTTCAGGTAACGTGCGCCGTTCGGCTGAACTGTTGCTTGGTCGTTTAGACGACGAGAACTTCCTCAACCTCAAGAACGCCAAGGTGTTCCCAGAGCGCAACTCATACAGTAAGAAGGAGCCGGGTTGGGCATGGATGTCCAATAACTCTGTTATTGCTAACGTGGGCGATGACCTATCCAAGATCGTTGACAACATCTCGATCAACGGTGAGCCGGGTGTGGTTTGGATGGACGTTACTCGTGCCTATGGTCGCCTCAAGGATCCAGTCAATAACAAGGACTGGCGTGTATCGGGATACAACCCTTGCGCTGAGCAGTCACTAGAGTCCTACGAAATGTGTACGCTCGTTGAGACATACCTCAATCGTCACGAAAGCATTGAAGACTACAAGCGCACATTGAAATTTGCTTATCTATACGCAAAGACTGTCACCTTGCTTCCTACTCACTGGGAAGAAACCAACGCGATCATGCAACGAAACCGTCGTATTGGAACTTCGATGTCTGGAGTTGCTAACTTCTCAGATATCCATGGTTTGCCAGTACTTCGTAAGTGGATGGATGACGGTTACAAGGTTATTAAGAATTACGATCAGGGTTACTCAGAGTGGCTTGGAATTCGTGAATCAATTAAAACCACAACCATCAAGCCTTCAGGAACAGTATCGATCCTTGCAGGTGAAAGTCCAGGGGTTCATTGGACACCGGGTGGAGAGTACTTCGATCGTGCAATTCGTTTTGGAAACGACGATCCTATGCTTCCGCTATTTAAGATGGCTAACTATCGTGTAGAGCCAGCTGCAGAATCACCAGAGACAACCTCTGTCGTGTTCTTCCCGATCAAGTCGATGGCTAAGCGCTCAGAGAAAGACGTTTCCATTTATGAAAAGGTTAATCTTGCGGCGACCGCTCAGTACGAATGGTCAGACAACTCGGTTTCTGTAACTGTATCCTTTAACGCAAAGACGGAAAAAAACGCAGTTGGAAAAACCTTACATATGTTTGACGGGAAGCTCAAAACCGTTTCCTTCCTACCGATGGGGAACGAGACCTACCTGCAAATGCCATATACGCAGATCACCGCAGAAGAATATGAAGACGCTACTATGAAGTTATTCCCAATCGATTTCGCTGGAGTGTACGCAGGAATGGCATCCGATGCTATCGGAGAGGCATACTGCACAACCGATGCTTGTGAAATCAAACTAATCAAGAACGCATAGTAATCATCGAATACAGTTATCAACAATGGGTTGACCCCGTCTCAAATTGGGATGGGGTCAATCGTGTTGTTACCGTAGATAACGTTGTACCACCAGAACTGTGCGAGCTATTCGTTCGTTGGTTCAAGCATGGTCAAGCAGAAGAACTATTTGATTTCAAAACTAAAAACGGGTTGAGGTTTATTTATAACTCCCCTAAAAGCCTACTATTTTCTGACGCCATAGACGACGTAGTAAAACTGGTTGCCCCCTATACAACTGGACTGTACCTTCATGAGATCTATGCGACCCACTCCCTTACCGGGTCGGATCTAGAAGCACATTCAGACATAGTCACCGCTAACCATGTTTCAGATGAGTTGGTAATTGTCGCCTACTTCAACGACGACTTTGAGGGCGGAGAGCTTTACTTTCCAGAGTTGGGGCTAGAGCAAAAGAACAAGCGCGGATCCATAGTGATGTTTCCACCCAAGAACTACGCGTATAACCATGGCGCTCGCAAAGTTACTAAGGGCGAAAAGTTTTTACTTAATCTATGCTTTACTACTGATAAGTCTCGGGACTACTATTCAAGGAGCGCAAAATGACAACACACTGCTTTATTTGTAAAGATGCTATTGAGGTTGAGGCTGAGTATGAGTCTAACCAGAACTTTTGTTTCATCTGTCGTGGTGAAGTTTCGCAGGTAGACAACGATCAATAATAAATGCTAGATATCCCATCGATATGACGGGAATTGAAACCGTACAATGGCATCAAATGATTGACGGCGTAACTGTTGTTGTACAAAATAATGGAACCAGTAGACTTTATATGATTCACATTGTTGTCCATAAAATTAATAAATACTTGATTGCTAAACGGGCTATACAAATATATATGCTTTGGGTAATTGCCACGCAATTTAAATGTGCTCGCATCTTCACGAAGTAACTCAGCATACGGAGCATTATCCACGCAATTGCTGAGAATATTAATATCATGTTCCACACCAACAATCGCAGCATAACGACCATCCTCTTGTGCTAGCGCTAAAGGCAACCCAAGTCCGCAACCAATATCAATAAACGTATGAGCCACACGCATAGACCATGCTTCATCGATCAGGCGTTGAGCATCAGCTATGTGTGAGGCAAGATACCCAACCTCATTCTTGTTTACTGAATTAGACCAACCACCAGTTTTAATACCAAGTTCCTCAGCTTCACGTTCATACTCGGCAAGGAACACATCAGATACATAATCCAAATCCATTGGTACGATTTCGCTTTCGCTTTGCAACACTCGTCCATGGCATTCAAGTAACTCATGTTTCATGCAGCCGACTTGAAGTAACCAGCCCCGCTCTGCACCATAAGATGCCCACTTACGTGATCCACGAATAGCTGTATACGTAGAATCACTTGGATCCAGGGTGTAAAAAGAATTAGCACCGGGGTCTTCGACTAATCTAATCCCCATATTACAGAGACTGTAATCGACCTCGGTGCTAATAAATTTTCTTTTGGTTCCATAAAGAAACCAATCTTGCATGTTCATTAAGTACTAGAAAGAACCCTCAGCGGTGAACTTCTCGCCCTCAGTTACTTCTACCCAACGAACGAATTTCTTACCAACAGCGGCCGCCGCGTGCTTCTTAGCCTTTGGTGCAGACTTCCATGCTGTTGTGTTTTCTACGCCATCCACATGGATATGAAGCATGAAGCCTCCACCATCAAGTGGGTTCTTATCGAGTTTGAATGTGTATATTTTCTTAGCCATTATTCCTCCACTATTTCTGCGTCTTCGATTACATTTTCTTGGTACGCAGTTCCTTCTGATTCTGGGATTGATACGTTTTCCATAAGTGGGGCATGCTCGTAGTCAAGTTCTACGCTAGCGGTGGCGAACTTACCGTCGTCGCTGGATACCCAGTCGATTTTACGTCCTACAATATTCTCACACCAACGCTTTGCTGGAGCTGCGTTAGACCATGAAGATGCACCAATAGTTTCAGGACGATTGTCAACGTCAGCAGCGATAACAGCAGCGAGCCATTTACCATTGCGCTCATCGTTGCGGATCACGTTAAAGGTAAAGAGGCGACGGTTGTCGTTATCCTCACGTGCTGGCAACTTGAATGTGATGTTTAGATGATTAGTATTTAGATTAGCCATGGTCGGAGTTTATCAGACTGTCACTAGTGCTAGCGACTTGCTCAATAGTTCGAGCACTCGTGCGTGTCCAAGTTCGGCATCATGCATACTCTTGTAGCGCTTGCTATGGGTGATCCGAAGGTCAGCATTCCACGCGTAAGTTACATAGATCATGGGGATCTCAGGTACCCGGCTGGTCTTAGTCATGCGCTCATTGTTTGGATCATAATCTGGGGCATCCACACCTGTCCATATAGTGAGAACGCGATTAGGTCCCACGTAGTTTTCCTTGCTCCATGGGTTTTTGGTAAGTTTGACCCATTCAGCAATAGTGATCGGTTTACCCAATAGATCATGAACTGCGTAATCGTATTTAGAAGAAGAGATCATGTAGCACCGCCTGTACTGGTTGAGGGAATAACTTGGTAATACCAGTTAATCGCAAGATTATGTAAATTCCAATTGCAAAGATGTAGTACGTTCCCAACAGGATCGTCCAGTAAATAAATGTTGCTAGTGTCATCTGTTATTGACCTCCACTAACCGATTAATGATCCACTCAACAACAGGCACAGCAACAGCATTACCCATTTGCTTGTAACGTTGAGAATCGGATCCGATTTCTGTCCAGTTATCTGGGAATCCTTGAAGGCGTTCGCACTCCATAGGAGTTAGGCGGCGAACCATTGACGGCACATCTTCATATACCATCGTGTCCTTTGCCCGCCGGGCGTTGAGGCTTGGTGATACTTCTTCCTTTGGAAAGTCGTAAAGCTCAAAGTTACCAACCATTGCCACAGCATTACCTCCAACAGTATCCATAGTGAACATGGGATCTTGAACATCCCCATAACCTTTTCCATTAGGGCCAGCCGTATCACTACGACCAACCATCGTTCCTTGGATTGGATACGCTACCGCTTGCCCACCAGTTGTATCAACTGTGTAAGCAGGTGCAGAATCTTCTCCTAAACCAAGACCGTTTTGTTTCTTCTCCATCTCGCGACCATCCTGAATCGGATAGACAGCCATCGGTGTGTTATTACCGCCTGTACCCATTTTTGCTGGCAACGTATTAATCACCTTTCCCTGAATTCTTACTTCACCAAACGTACCGCTGTAAAACACAAGAACTGTTGCTCGTGTGTCTCCGTTATTCTCGAATGCATTCAATGTCGGCACTACTCCTTCCGCTACCCATGTCTCAAAGTCGTGAACGCTTTGCGCTCTCCGACTTTTAACCCACCACGAGGTGACCATTATTAATATCCTGATTGACGATCGTTGATCGGTGATACAACTCAGCCGAGATCGTGTTCGCTACATCTCTGCCCTCGCCTGAAGTGCTGAGTGGAGTTGCGAAGGTAGAGTTTTTCCGCGATTTGTCGCTCTTCTCAGAATGCCCTCGCATGCCTTCGATGAGAGCAAGTACTTCTGCAGGTGATCGCCCGTCGTCTCCAAGACATCCAACAATGAAGACTCGACGGCGACGCTGGGGGACTCCGAAGAACTGAGCGTCAAGAATCCTGTAGGCGATCCCATACCCGAGCTCAACCAACGCTTGGATAACGGTTCCCATGTCTGCTCCGTTGTTGGATGACAACAATCCAGGGACATTTTCGAGGACGAACCACTTCGTTTGCGTTTCTTCGAGGATACGGCAGATTTCCCAGAAGAGTCCAGATCGAGCTCCAGCAAGTCCGGCTCTCTTTCCTGCAACGGACAAATCTTGGCATGGAAATCCTCCGACAATAATTCCGTTAGAACCTTCGAATCCGAGTTCTCTAAGTTGATCACCTGTCACATCCTTTACATCGTTGATTAGTGGAACGTTTGGGAATTGCTTTTCTAATACAGCGCGTGCATGCTTATCAATTTCGCATGACGCAACAACTTCAACACCTGCTCGGTGCAGCGCAAGATCAAACCCACCTACACCAGCAAATAATGAAACGGCTTTCATCGACCCTCACTCTCTACTCTCTCCCAGTTGAATGTGCACTGCACACACTCGTACGGTGGAAAACCTTCCTTTGGTTTAAGCACAATGTGTACCGTACGATCATTGCACTTTAGGCAATCCGCGTACAAGAACCCATCGTTTTCCGTCCATCCGTTCTGTGTCATATCCTATCTCTCTTTTCTAGTTCCAGCTACCAGCGGTGCCCTTGGCGTGCTTGGGTGTCCAAGCAACGGTATCGAATTTCATGTAACAGGTAAAGCATTTGCCCTCGGCAAAGTATTCGTAGATCTCGGCTTTGAAACTGACGCGCCGGGCTTCGGCCCCGCACATAATGCAGGGATCTGGTTTCATTTTAGTATTTTCATTCAAGTGGGTCATTTGACTCCTCCTCCTCCTCCTCCTCCTCCTCCTCCTCTTCGTATTCATATTCAATTCCAGGGTCGATGCTTTCCTCAATCCCCTTTTTAGGTCCAAAAACCTTCTTCAATACGTAATTGAATAACTCTGGATCTTCATCAGAGTTGAGCCACGCCCAACGTTCTGATTCTTTTATGTATCGAAATTCGATACACAAAGAGTATTTACGCCACATTACGTTAATTGAGGGTTCATAAATGTTTTCTTTATGAAGCTCGTACCCAAATGGGGTATGCATTCGCCATTTTTCAAAGTTTAACCCAATCAGGCTGTCTGATCGATCAGATTCAGTGCTAACACGAATTCCTACAGGTAACCAGCGCTTCATACTTCTATCTCCTTTGGCTTGGGGTAAACGTCACTAGCGGGGAAGTAAAGATCTATATCCAAGGCTCGTGATAAGACTCGAATAGCCTCCCAAGCCTCCTCAAACCCGCGGTTTGTGTTGGCAAGATCTATGGCGTCAGTGATCTCTTCCATTTGATCTACGGTCAATCCATTGTTCTCTGTGTTAAGGAATGCAATCTCTAGGTCACTCATCAGTCTCTCTCCTTTACTGTGACGTCAAGTTTCTCTGCGTCAATCTTATTTCCATATTCGTTGTACATGGTTGTACCTCTGGCTAGGAACACCATCGCCCAAACCTCTGCCCACTTCCAGCACTCTCCAATTGCTTGGGTAGTGATCCCATGTTCAGTAATGATCTCGACGGCAGTCTCTGCCTCTTGCAAGACTTGGTAGTACTTCATCTCATTAGAGATAAAAGTCTGCTCAACATCCAAACACCGGACTAGTTCGCTGTCTACAATCTGGGATGGGTAATAGATCTCTTCACCGTTGTAGGTGAACTCGTAATATGTTGTAATGCTCATGCTTTTCTCCTCTCAGCTGCAATCTCGCAATTCGGCGGGCACATGTGATAGTCACACTTGTCACACACGTGATGAACGAACCACTTGCCCGCCCGGTTTTGGATCCGAACGTCTCTTGCCTCATGAATAATGCACTGCTTCATGCCATCTCCTTATTGTTATTAATGTAAGCGCACTCATCGCACTCATGAGTGACGCCATTCTCGATAGGTTTCTCCCATCGAGTTCCACAATCCGCACAGGCATACTGATACGGATAACAGACTAAACAACTCTCTGCCCCACATCCGTAAGTCATGCGGTCAACACTCCTCCGCGATACATGAAGGACTCGCGAGCCTCTTCAAGCGTCTGGCAATAAGTCCCTGAGTAAACGTACAACCCCTCGGGACGATCAGCAACCAACCAAACGGCGAACGGGTGAATAGTTCTCTCCCTTACCGCAAGCACCAGCCATGAGTCATATGAACCCTCTCCCTTTTTTAAGGTTTCATTGAACGCCAACACTTTCGGCGCGGTGGCTACTGGTAACTCCAGCCCGATGTACATCTTCTTATTCATTGATCTCCTCCTTGTAATCGATTCTCTTCTCTCCGTCTTCGGCGGTTATGAATACAGTGCCGTCATAGCGCTTCCAGAGGAATAGATCCTCGTCGCACTTGAAACAATTAAGTGAGTAGTAATTGAGCGTCTCCATGTTGAAGCGGTCATTGATTACGTGGTTGCACATCAGGCAGGTAATGCTTTCTATATCGGCGGTGTCGTATGTGTACATTTCCGCAGCTTTTGTCTCATTATCCATTTGTAATATCTCCTTCAATCTGACTTGTTGAATATTCTGCACTTTCGTAAAATCCGTCCTCGGTTTGGACATACGGTTCTTCCAATTGGAGCATGATCGTGTCCATAAGATCCTTCTTCTCTGAGGATGTGAGTCCCCGATCAGCGAAGAACGAGAGTGTGATTGTGTATTTAGCGGGCATTATGTGTCTCCAATTCATTGATCCGATTCTTCAATTGCGCCCAGAACTCCTGAGCGATTTCTCCAGCAGTTTCTAGATTCGGAATGTCTCCGACGAAATCGTTATGTACACCGTTGTAGGTGTATCCGATATCAGTCTCTTGGTCGACTCCGAAACCAATCCATTTCTCATCTTCGGCATAACCGAAAGACTCTGGAAACTTGTAATAGATATCCAGATGTGATGTCCATCCATAGGCAACCCCTTCGCATTCGGCGGGCGATGAGGCACGTAGGGCAAGCAAGATCTCAGTAAGAGAGACATGATTCTTGCCCTTCTTGTCAAACCACTCGTAGTGATTCTCTGGCTTTGCATCCGTCTCGTTACAGGTTGGGCAGATGTTCTGAATTCCGTCCCAGATAACTTCTGATAGGCACTTCTTGCATTGGATCACTTGGTGACCTCCAAACGGTAGAGATTAGACTTGAAGACTTCAACAATTTCGGCAACTTGCTCAGGTGTGAGGTCGCCACCATCCCAGTCAGTCGAGGCAAGAAGTGTTTCTTGATCTTCGCCACCCTCCTGCCAGTCAGATTCGAATACAACGCACTCAGCGTTCGCACCAATTGCGCGAGTCTTATCTTCTGAGACGACATATACCACCATGCAGAAACCGCCAGTCTGGGCGACATGGCACTCAATACCCTCCTTAGCGAGAGCGACTGCAATTGAGTTAGTTTCGCCCAATGCGGATGAAGAAGATCGGCAGGTATAGCAACCCTGACCGTCTACGATGTGGGGATGTTCAACGAAATTCAAGCAAGGTGCAGAAGTAACGTGATACTCCACTCCTTGCACTTCTACGACGTCTTTTGTAGGGGAAACTGCGCCCGATAGATTCGTCATTTAATGCCTCCTACTAGAGAGGGATAGAGGATTCCCTAGTGAGGCAAGCCTAATTTATGTATAGGTGAATAGATACCATTTAGAGCGTGATATAGGTCACATACCCCCATTTAGTCATGTGATCTGCATCACAGCTGAACTCTCTCATCATGATAGGAGATCGCCGAAGGCGTCTCTCATCTGGTTACGCGACTGCTCTCTCTCTTCTCTCTCTCCATAGTAGCCTTATCGCTTTGTCGACATTTCCAGGGGCATTGATTTTGTAGATTTGTCGACAATTTGTTTCACGTGAAACAGTGTGACCTGGATCACACCGGCCGCAGTGTGACGAATCTCACATGCAGCTCCGGGCGTGTCGAGTTGACAAGTCTCTCCACCCTATCCCGAAGGGATAAGGGGAGGGTGGGTCAACACAAACATTTTTCGAACACGTGTTCGAATAAAAAACCCCCAGCGGATCGGCGCTGAGGGTTCTCGTTTTCCGAGCGGGGGCAAGGAAATCTATTCTTTGGGAGGATCCTCGTCGAATCCTACTGGGATGATCGTCAACCTATCAATTCTCTTCAAGCCTTCGATCAGTACGTTATTCATAGCCTCTTCAAATTCATTCTTAGGCTTGGTCATTCTTCATCCTCCCCATCTAGAAAAGCTTCTAACCGGAACGCGTCGATTACGAATCGAGCGGGAACCTTCTTCTCCCCACGCCATTCCACGCCGTCGGGAAGATCAATCTCCTTCTCCCAATCATCTTCGATTAAGATCGAATTTAGCGCTTCGATCGCGACGGGAACCATGTAAGAAGGAGGAGGAGGGTAGAGATTACCCGCCATATGAATGGCAACCCCTCTTTCTAAGGTAATGCCACCAATACCGCTTGCCAATTCTTCTGCAAAAATACGTCCCATGATCTTCTCCTTATTTCTTAGTAATTGAAAATAGAATATTAGTCTTACCTTTAATACATAACCCGCACGCGACGCACGCGCCGTTTAGATCTATCTGACCACGCTGTTCAGGACACATCGCGCCACGCTCACCAATCGACGCTAGGCGCTCGCGTCCTGCTTCGAAAGTCTCATCTAACATCGCCAATCGTGCGCCATTCTTAAGCGCAATCTTAGCGAGCGCGAAATTATCCTTATCAGTGGAGAAATAGAGCGCGAGATTATCAATCCCCTTAAGTAATACCGTCGCGCGAATCACGCGGGTATACACCCAAAAGCGGACGTCGGGATGACTTTCAATAACATGACGCCATGCGCCAATATAGGTGTCTGAGAAGAAATCGCCGTCCCAATGGATACGGAATAACTTAGCCGAACCCTTTCGCTCGCATTCAGTAATGAAATCAATAATCATGCTGTTAAGTAGATTAGTGACGTGATCCATATCGGCGTCCTTAACCAAATCCCAATTATGCGTGAGATTAATCTTGACCCCTTTATATATCTTCTCCAACTTGCCCGCGTAGCAGACTTTCGAGCATACACTTGTGGCGCTAGGGCATGAATAATTTAATCCTGCAGGTAATCCGAAAGAGTTCGCAATGCGTACCCCTCCCGACGGTGTGAGTGAGTTAGCAACTTTCCTGTCCTTACTAGGCTTCAGTGCCATGTCCATATCTTGCCCCCATATCTAATAACTAGGAGAGTACCTAGTAAGAGAAGTCTCTCACTCTCTCTCTCCAATTCCTACCATTCTGCACGTGATACTAGTCACACTCTCTCCCGAGCTGGTGTGACCTGGATCTCATGTGACGCAGCTCACTGTGACCGGCCTCACAATGTGAGATAAATCACATGTGATCTCTCTCACACCCTATCCCGAAGGGATGAGGGGTGGGAGGGTCAACACAAACATTCTGGCTTTGGGTAATGGCATTCCCCTTATAAAAAAATAACCGCCCGCGTGATGTATCTCACACGAGCGGTTACTTGACAATCTTTAGGCGTGGCTTTCGTCTGTCTCATGCGGTAAAAGCTCTAGGTACTCTTTGCCCTCAGCTCGCGCCTTTTCGTACTCCTCGTATTCGTTCATGCGTCTACCTCAGCCCGGTCGAACAGGTTCTCCCCTTGTGGGACAATGGAGTAGAAGTCTGCTTCATTACCCCCACCAATTGCGTTGCCCACTCCTTGAATGAATCTCAAGCTGCAGGAGTTGTCCCACCAATCCATGACCGTGGCGTACATCTCTTGTGGATCCAGGTCGGTGTGAATTGGATCATACTCATACTCCCTCATCTTCTCGACCTGCTCGTCAGTCATGAGGACATAAATCTTATGGCAGGTGTCCCATGCAATCCCCTTGGCGCTCGCAAGCATTTCTCTCAACACGTTGTCATTAGTCATTGCATTCTCCCTAGTAGTTGTTCTTGTAGAAATCGAGCGCCCATGAATACAGTGCGCCTTCGGTTAGTTCAATTTCTTCAGTGTCGGTGAAGAATTTTACGGCTATCTCGCGTTCTTCTATATCTTCTTGAATCTGCACGCCGTCCGTATCGGTGAAGAATAGGGACATGAGTGCGAATCGGTTCGGTCCCTGCTCAGCGTACAGAATCGGGTTCGAGTCGTCCCCCTTCTCCCGGTTTTCGTCCGTAATGGCGAGCACTTGTGCGTTGCGTTCTTCTATGAGTCCCTGGATCTCAGACATTCTTCTCTCCCTTGGCGAATGCTATGGCGTAGGTC